GCCTAAGGGAGAGGCCGGGGGTTGGTCAACGGGAAACTTCAAGCAGGGACCGACTGCAAGAAGGTGGCTCAGAATTAAACCAGTATGCGAGCCTAGCACACTGGAGTTCAAGAAAGCACGGTAAGCCATGCAAGGCTGCAGTGCTCAGCAATACCGGCAAAGACAGGTAGTGCAGAGCTTGCCCTCGCACAAAAATGGTCCATTTGCTGAACACATTTGCACCGTCGGCTGCGAACTGCGTTCAGCAGAGTCCACGCTTCGTGGCTTCTCGTCGGCAGCGACTAATGCAGCCTGGGCGGCAGTCCGTGCTTTGTCTTGGGCATTATATGCTGCACTCATCAGCTTATCAGCACACCTGGAGAATTCTTCTGCAGCATCACATGCATCTAAAACTGCCCAACGTGTTTCGCTGTCTGTAGCAAAAACGTAAGCATCTCGAGCTGCAGAGAGTGCTTCTCGAGACGCTGCCAGAGTTTTCAAAGCTGCAGTGACTGCTTTTTCAGCAGCAACACTAGGATTGCGAGGAGCTGAATCCATGTTGGACTTTTAATAATTTTATTTTATTTAAATTAAAATCAATTTTTGTAATTTTTGTAATTTTTGTAATTTTTAACAAAAAAGCAAAAATATAATTTTTATTCAAATTCTTTTTTTTAATCTACAATATTATTATTGTTTTAATATTAAATTAAAGAGTCTACCCCATTACTTGTAGGAGTTAGATGATATTAATTAATAATTTATAAACTAAAATATACATAGAACATAGAACAAATTTTCAATTTAAACTAGCACATATTACTTAAAAAACATAATATAAAATAATTGTTTTTACTTAATACAATTTCAAATTATAGGCAACCGAGAGGACACTGTATTAAACTTTAAAATTTTTAATTAAAAAAAAATATGTAAGATATAATACCTATTTTAAATATTAATAAATTTATTGTATTTCCTAATTCACATTAATCTTACAAAATGGTTATTATTGGATTTTCTTGTAAAAAATATATTGCAGAATAAATTGTAGCTAAATTTATATCTTAAAATAACATTACTTATCTAGTAATTGCATTTCCAGATTTATAATAAATTTTTAATTGGATCTAATTCCCATTTGATACCATCCCAATGATATAGCTCTTAATACTTTGTATAGAGAAATTCATTTTTGTCTTTAATTTATATTTTATATATTTTTAAATTTAATCTGTTTCTTTATCTTAATGTATATCTCTTTATTTTTATTATGGACTCTATTAAATTCCCGTTTTTGCAAAATATTTATTGATAAAATCTGTTCACCCTGTAATTTCAATAGTTTCTACCATTTTAGAGGTAATTACAGGCAACCGAGAGGACACTGTACCTTCTAATATATGTAAAGAAAATAACCTAAAAAATTAAACTAGACAACTATTTATATTTAAAACATTAAATATTCATAAAATTGAAATTATTAATTTAAAAATAAAGATATAAATTATTAATATGGAGGTAGATTATTTGAAATTATCTAAATCAGATCTATTTGATAAATGTGCTAAATTGGGATTAACAAAATATAAGTCTAAATGCAAAGCCGAATTAATTTTATTAATTAAAAAAGCAACTATAAAGAAACCAGTCATTGATGTTTCTATATTAAAATCTGATAATACAAAAGCTGATGATGATGCAGTTGATAGTATTGCCATAGCAATTAGAAATAAAGATATTATAATATTAAACAATGATTGCATGATTGAACTAGAAAAATTAGCAGATGAAAGTATTGACTGTGTAATAACTGATCCACCTTATTTTATTGATAAATTAGATAATAAATGGTCATCTAGTAAAATTAAAGATGATGTGAAAAATAGCCATATAAAACATTTGCCAAAAGGAATGAAATTTGATAAATCTCAGGTAAAAAAAATGTATGATTACTATCTAAAATTATCACAATTATTATTTAAAAAAATGAAACCAGGTGCATATTTCTTATCATTTTCGTCTCCTCGTTTGTATCATGCAATTGCAATGAGTTGCGAAATTGCAGGTTTTGAAATTAGAGATATGATAAACTGGACATATACACAAACAATGCCAAAAGGTATGTCAATAACACATCTTATTGAAAAAATGGAAATTACTGATGCAGAAAAAAAAGTACTTATTGAAGAATATAAAGATTTTAAAACCCCTCAAATAAAATCATGTTTTGAACCAATTTGTGTAGCAATGAAACCAATAGCAAAATTAACATTTATTCAAAATGAATTGAAATTTAAAACAGGACTTTTAGATTTTTCACAAAAAGTTGGAAGTAATAAAGATAGAGTTCCTGCAAATATTATTACAACTGAAGAATTTCACGAAATATATGATAAGAATTTTCTTGTGTCTAAGCCAAATAAAGATGAAAAAGGTATTTTTAATACTCATATAACAGTAAAACCATTAGCATTGATAGAGCATCTAATTAAATTATTTAGCAAAGAAAATGCTATTATAGTTGATCCATTTTTAGGAAGTGGAACAACTGCACTTGCTTGTGAAAATACAAATCGTAAATGTATTGGCATTGAACTAAATCAAGAATACTATGAGATTTGCCTCAAAAGATGTTCTAAAAAAAATTAAATTTGTAAGATTTCAAATTAACATACAGTGTCCTCTCGGTTTTATGGGTAACTATTAATTGAAAAGGTGCTTTAGAATATATGTTTGGTATGGTAGGTTTTAATGCTAAAGTGTTTGGTTTTTACATTAATGTTGTCTCATATATATTAATTTAAGCACTTAAAAATTTTATTGTTTGCTCATTTAATTCTAATAATTCTTTTTGAGGCATTTTTTTTTTTATTATATTTTTGTAATTCTAATTGAAATACTTTCAAATATCCATTCAAATCATTAATTGAAAGTGGGAATTTTTCGTCATCAAGCATTGTTTGTAATTTTTTTGGTCTGGGCATTTTAGTTAAAGTATCTAAAAATATATAGTCATCTCTATAACTAGCTTGGATAGGAGGCTGGTATACTAAATTATTCGGTGTATTATCAGTTATATCAGGATTTTTATGACCTACTTGCCATTCTTCATTTGGAATATCAATATATTCTTTTTTTATATTGCTTTTAATTGCATCAATATGAGTATTACGATCATCTTCTGTTTCATTATATTTAATTTTTTTTCTCATATCTGGCTTAGAAGTTTTAACAAGAGGATACTTAATATAATACATTGGACTACTTTTTTTACCATGATTAGTTTTTAAACCCCATTGCTCATGTTTATTAAAACATTGAATTACATCCTTTGATTTAATTTTAAAATAATTGAAAATTGCTTCTCCAGTTTCTCTATTCCAATAACAATTCTTATATTTTAACATTAATGATAGAGCTATACCATTTTTTGACTCAATTGTGGGATAATTTACTTCATTACATGTTGCCCAATTAACAAAATCGGCAGGATATTCAGTAGGTAATTTTTCTTTTTTAACAATTTCAATGTCAATGAGTACTATTTCTAAATTACTATTCTCAGATTTTAATTCTTCGGCTTCTGGTTTTTCAACTCCAGATGAAGCCATATTGAAAGCAAAATAAATCTTAAACCTAAATGTAAGTAATTCAGTATTTTAAAATCTAGTTTCAAATGTTTATAAAATCAATTTTTTTATAATTATACTCACTTTGAAAACTTTGGCTTTTAGTAAATATTTTGGTATTATCTTTTGAAAAATAAAAGTTTTATTAAAGTGAAGTTTAATTTTATATTAACCATCACAACTCTCGAAACAGCAATCAATATCATTATCATCACCCACAAAATTACCAATTGACATCTTCTCCATTATTCCTCAGTCTCCAGTAAAGAAAATAATGAGGAAAACAGAAACTGGTTTAACTCCAGCTTTTAGAGAAGTTAAAAGAGTTATAAACTCTAGGACTTCTCACCTTCTTGTAAATCTCTCATTTGATAAATTCTTAAATAAGTTAAAATCAATGTGTAGTTTTAAGAAACTAAAATATACATAGAACATAGAACAACCTTTCAATTTAAACTAGCACACTTTACTAAAAAACATAATACAAAATAATTTTTTTTACTTAATTTAAAAATATATATAAGATGTAATACCAATTTTATATCATAATAAATTTATTGTATTTCCTAATTCACATTAATCTTACAAAATGGTTATTATTGGATTTTCTGGTAAAATGGGTTCTGGTAAAAATTATATTGCAGAACAAATTGTAGCTAAATTTCTATCTCAAAATAACATTCCTTATCTAGTAATTGCATTTGCTGACCAACTTAAAATTGAAGTAATGACCAAATACAATCTCTCTTATGATGAACTTTTTACATTCAAATCTCCAGAAACAAGAAAAATACTTCAACAAGAAGGAACGGAATTAGGTCGTGATAAAAAAGGAGAAGATATTTGGATTAAATATGTTGCTAATTGGATAAGAATTTTTCAAGCTAGAGGAATAACTCATTTTTTAATTCCAGATGTTAGATTTATTAATGAGGCAAAATGGATAAAAGAACAACCAAATAGTTATCTAATTAAAATAGATGCAATTGATAGGCATCAACTTTATATTGGTGATAAACAATTAAATATGTCGAACCATCAATCAGAAATACAACTAGATGAGTGGGAAGACTGGGATTTTACCATTAATAATACAATTGAAAATGAAAAAAATGTAGAATTTCAAATGGTAGAATATTTAGTTAATAGTTCTATCAATGCGACTAAATAATATATTTAATACTATAATTATTACTAGACCAAATAATAAAATATACAAAATCCAATTTAGACAAAAACCATATTTTTTATATTTTTCTAATTTTTTATAATTATCTTGATATTTATAATATGAGCTAGTAATATCATTATTATATTGGTCTATTTTTGTATTATTTTCATCTATTAAAAATTTCTTATTATAAAGATTTTGACTATTATTATCTAAAAAATATTGTTGTAGGGCAACCAATGAATTACTATTCTTAATTGAATTTATATTATCTGTTGTTGTTTCCTGTATTGTTTTAAATCTATTTTGTAATTCAATTAATTTATCTTTATTAAAATCTACATTTTGTTTAACAATATTATTTATATTTATTATTTGGTCATTCATTAAACTATCGTCAACCCAATTATTACAATAATATCTATCTGGTTGATTTGTAGTATTTGTAGGATTGGGATTTCCAATCAGAGAACATATAAAGTTATTACCTTCTTTCATACATTTTGACCCTTTATTCCAATCTGGACAGACTTCTCCTTCATCACTTAATATAAGAGGTAAATTTATATTACTATATTTTTTTAAATCCTCACTCACAGAATTCATAATATTATCCATTAAACTATTAACCACATCTTCATTTTCAAATGATTCTTTTTTATATTGATAAGTTCTTACAATATAAATAATTATAAGAACTAATAATGATATTAAACAGAGTTCAATCAATAAATCATTGGATAATAACATTTTACTATAATACTAGAATATATTGCTACAAATTATAAAAAATAGTATTAACAAAAATTTTTTAAATACCAAGTTCTCCATCCTAAATCTTTCATTGTATTAGGATTAAATTGTTGATGAAAATTTATTACTGGTCCAATTTTTTTAATATTATATTTAGTATCTAGAATATCATAACCTCTTCTATTTATTGCATCTGGATTTTGATAAATAATATCATCCATAAATGGAAATAATTTTAATATATCAGTATCATCATTAGTATTCCCCATTAAATTACTAAATTTATCTTTTAAATTTTCATCCATTGTAATTATAATAATTACTAGAATAATTAATATACTTAATAATAAAATAACAAGCATATAATAGTCTGGTGGCATATTATATTATTATATTATTATTGATTGTATTTTAATATAGTATAAGGTAATTTTATAATTGATTGATTTTATTTTAATTTTATTATTTGAATTCCATTATCACTAATAAAATTTGGTTCTTCATTAAATATTAAATCTCTAATATTGTTATATTCATTATAAGATGTCATTTTAATAAAAATACAACGATTATATAATGTATTTTCATTGGAATATTCATATTTTTTTCTTGCTTCATCTAGTGAATTTGCAATTATTGTTAAATTTACACAATCAAATAAAGTTGAATTACTTGAAGTTGAATAAAGTCCTTTTCTAATACATATATTCCAAGAATATATTATTGGAGACGAAGACATTTATATAAATACAAATATACAAATTGTAATAACTAATATTAAATAAAAACTTTAAATAAAAACTTTAAATTAGGAATATCACTTATATAAAATAAAATAAAAAATAATCAACATAAAAATTTACTAGAGTTTATTATTTTTATTATTATTGTTTTTTAATTAAATTTGGTTCTTCATTAAGAATTAAATCTTGTATGGTTTTGTATTCTTTATTTGATGTTATTTTTTTATATGTGCATGTATCATATAATTTTGTTTCAATAGGTTGATAATATTTATTACGAACATTTGGAAGAGAATTTCCTATTATTGTTATTTTGATATTGGATATAAATATTGAAGTATATAAATTTATATTTCTTTTAATATTTATATTCCAAGTATAAAATATTAAAGGAGAAGACATTTTTATGTTTATGTAATTTAACATATGAAATTTTAAATTAATATTTTATTAAAGTAATAAAGTATTTTAATATACCAAAAATTTATAATTAAAAATAAATAAATCAATTTATTTTAGATTTGGCAAATGGCGAACAATAATATTAAAAAATTAATGAATAATTCTAAAAATACTAATTCTAGAAATACTAACAATTCTAATATTACAAATATTCTTAAAAATCTTAATGTTAATAATAATAATAATAATAATAATTTAGGAGATTTTGATAATATTGATAATAATCTTACTAAACCAAATACAAATAATAATTTAGGGGATATTGTTTCTAATGGTGAAAAAAGTTTTACTTCTAGTTATTTAGATGTAAGTAATCAATATTTTTTAGTAGTTGCAGTTGTGATAGCATTTATACTAGTAATACTAATTTATTTCTTCTCAAAAGGATATCGTGTTGGTAGAACAATTGATACTATGGTTCTTTATCAATCTTATCAAACTATTAATTCTTTTGCATTTGCCAAAGGTGGTGATATTAGATTAGGAGATTGTCGTATCGCTTCCTCATATAATTCTGCATTATCTGGATATCAAATGCTAGATTATACTAGTGAAGATATTATTCTTTCAGTTTTAAGATCTGGAGCCCGATATATAGAGTTTAATGTTTTCAATAGTACATTTGGAGATACCGCTATTCCAGTTGTTAGTAATGGATATAAATCTGGTGAATGGAAAATGACGCTTAATGATACAATGTTGGAAACATGTTTTTATACTATTGCTAATAATGCTTTTAAAGTTATGGATTCTAAAACAGGAGTGCCTAATCCAGAAGACCCACTTTTTATAGGATTAAACCTAAATACAAATAGTAATTTACCTTGTTTAAATAAAATTGCCAAATTAATTTTGGAATATTTTGGTGAAAAATTACTAGATAGCAAATATAGTTTTCAAAGTAGTGATTTATTACCTGATATTAAAATGAAGAATTTATCAGGTAAAACTGTTTTCTTTTCTAGTAATGGTTTTCAAGGTTCTAAACTAGAAGAATTTATTAATTATTGTTGGGATAATTATAACAAAAATCCTAAACATAGTTTACAACGCCTCTATTATAAAGATGTTATTGACGGTAATGTTTCATTTGATGAACTTATGGAATTTAATAAATATGGACTAACAATTATAGTTCCTCATATTGAAGGCGATTTCTTTACTTCCAATTATGCAGCTGAACACTTTTTTGATTCTGGATGTCAATTTATTGCTATGAATTACCAATATATAGATTCTTATATTGACCCTTATATTACCTTATTTAAAGATGCCAGTATAGTATTAAAACCAATAGAATTAAGAAAAAGTTCAAATGATAGTATAGGTGGTAGTGGAACTATTGCTAGAACAAGAAGTGAAACTGGAAATCCATCTCAAGTTAGAGTATCTAGTAGCGATACTGAAAGAGGAAATAGAAATGCAACATCATCATCATCTACTAGCGTCCAAGATGTAAATAATATAATTACTAGAGCTAATACAATTACCACAACAACTACTAGACCAAATGTAAGAACTAGTTCTTATCCAAATCCAACAAATACATCACAGACACGAAATACTACTAGCACAACTAGACCAATTACTACTACACCTACACCACCAACATAAAATTTATGATTTTTACTAAATTATAAATGCTTACATATTTAATAAAAAATAACAAAATTTTAAAAAAAAAATTTATAAATTGAATTTATTAGATGAATAATTTTTAAATAAAACCCAATTAAAATAAATTATTTTACATAGAATTTAATTTTTACAAATAATTTTTTAATTTTTATTTTTTTTAAAATTTACAAACTTAAAATTTATAAAAATGAAGTTTTTTTACCGTTTTAAATTTTGGGGAATCTCCCCCCCCCCTCGCTTACCAGCTTACAAAAATAATAATTAGATATAAATCACATTTTTTAGTGTATTTATAATTTATTTGGGCGTAAAAATTAAAAACCACATCAAGCTTATATTTAATTAAAATTACTTTAAAAATACAAAAAATATATGGAAAATTATTTCATATCTTTATAAGCTTATATTTTTTATAAATAAATGTATTTTAAATAATTCTAAGTGTGATATGTTTTAAACTATTGTAATTGCTTATATTAAATCCAAAATAGTTTGTTTTTAAAAAAAACTAGTGTAAAATGCAAAATAGTAAATATATTTTTATTATATGCTTATATTATTATTAAAAAAAGTTTAATTTAATTAAAAACAAGCGTAATTTATTAAAAATAATAATAATTATTACACTAAACTAAAGTAATGGCTTATATTTATGTTTAAAACAGGTGCATAATAATTAAGAACAATGGTATTTTAACATTTTAATATTTTGTAATCGCTTATATTATGGTTTAAATTAATATTTTTATTTAAAATTATTTTATGACTTATTATTAGTTTAAAATATGGGTGATTTTGTTTGTAAAGATTGCGGTAAATGTTTTAAATACAATTGTTTATTAGAAAAACATATGTTCAAAAATAAAAAATCTTGTAAAGAAAGAAATAAATTTATATGCAAGTATTGTAATTTAGAATTCAAACATAGACAATCTTGTTTTAGACATATGAAAACTACATGTTTAAATCGTCCTAAGCCACAAAACCCCATTTTATCGGAAAATCCCAAAAATATTTCGAAAATTAAAAATACTCAAAATACTCAAAATACTCAAAATACTCAAAATATAATAGAGAATCAACATAATGGAAATATAAATAATACTTATAATATTTCAATTAATATTGGAGGTAATTCAGTTCCAATAGATATTTTAAATAGTATAACAAAATTAGATGACAAATCAATAAATATTCTAAGAGAATTTATACCAGAATTACTAAGACCTTATGGTAATGAGAATATTAGTTATTTAAATGATACCGAAATTCTTAATATATATCATAATGAACCTGAAGAGACTTACAAATTATTATTAGAAGAAATTCACTCATTGGACGAAAATAAGAATATAGCTATACCTAATATTAAATTTGCTATTGTTCAATATGTTAAGGATGATTATACTATATCTCATACTGATAAGAATTTACTTATAGAAACTATTCAAAAACAGATGATGAAAGTTTATAATTGTTTATTGAATAAATATAAAAAATCAATACAACATAGTTATTTTTCAAAACATAGAATTTTTATTGAAAATGGCTTAAAAGATTATAAAGAAATTCTTTTTTTATTTTATCATAATGAAGATTTACAAAAAGAAGAGGAATTAAAAAAACGGGAAATTGAAGCAGATGAAAATTCTGAAATTTTGGATGTTAGAAGTATTCTTAAAAGACCACCAAAAATATGTAATATACCTGATTATAAAAAAATAACAAAAAATATTATTGAAGATTATTTAAAAAATCAAAGTAAATATAATATTAAAAATATTAAAAATCATAAAGAAAGAATTGATGAATTAAAAAAATTTATAAATGTAAAAAAGCAATTACCCATTAAAGAAAAAACAATGCAAGACCTTTTTGAAGAATGTGAATTAGAAAATTTAAAAGAATCCGCAACTAAAAAAATATTAGATATTGATGCCAAATATATGAACTTAAATAATAAATTAAACCTTACTAATATAAATTTAGATATTGAAAACAAGATGTATATGGATGATTCTTTTAGTTTAATTGATGAATTAGATAAATTAGAACAACTTCGTAATAGTGAATAATTTATATATGAAAAAATTAAATTTTTGTTTATTATTAAGAATATACTATCATTAATCCATATAATAATCCAGGAACATAATATGCAAATGTTAATAATGCTGATATAAATATATGGAACCAACCACTTAATCCAAGGGTCATAAATACACCAATTGGAGGCATTAATACAGTGCCTAGCAATACACTAAATGGAATACGACCTTCTTCAGCGGCATAACATTTATTTTTACCATTTTCTTTTTGTTCTTTCCAAAAAGTGCTTTCTTTATAATCACTAGACGAATTTGGAACTTTATCCCAACCCCAGAAACCACTAACAACATATTTTGCAAATAAATTGCTACTTAATTTTAGAAGATTAATAATTGTTTGAGGTATAGCTAGTAATATTGCAGAAGTAATTGCCAATAAACTTGCAAATAAATCTTTAGGTATTTCTACCATTACTTGAAAAATAAATAATATAAATTGAACTGCCCAAATAAGAATTTTACCAAACCAAATTATGAATTTAGTAAAAAAAATAAACACATTAGCTATATCTAATAATGGATTTACAATTGGTCCAAACACAGTTTTTAATATATCAAAAACAGGATTAAATAAATTATCTAATATGTCATCTAACAAATCACCACCTTTAATAATTGGAAATACCCAAATTATATTATTTTTAAAATCATTTTCCCAATTTAAAGAAGAAGAAGATAAATTTGTAATTTCTTGAGAATTTATAATTTTTTGTCCATTGGTGATAAAAAACCGATATTTTAATTTATCTAAATCATCAAATAAACACTTTATAGAGGAATAAAATTTGGATTTATTCCAATAATTAACTTGTATTAGTGTCATTATTCTATATTACTATTACTTTTTAGTTTATTAAGTTATACTTTAGATACACTTTTTTTAGGATATACTTATTTTGTTTTGTTATGCTTGTAAATAAATTTAATTTTATACATAAGAATTTTTTATTATACTATTTCATAATAATATTAGTTTAGTTTATAATAATTAAACAGATGTTGCTGGAATAAATGATTCTCTTAATTTTCTATGTTCTTCAATATCTAATGGTAAGTCTATTAGTTTATCTATTTCAATACATCTACTAGGTTGAATATTAAAAAATGAAGAACTTAAATTTTTTGAAAATATTAATTTATAATTAAAATATCTTTTTAAAATTTCCACTGAATTTCTAATATGGTAATCTCCAAAAAATGCAATACTTAAAGTTGAATTTCTATTTCCTTTGGGATTTTTAAACATACGAGTAATAAAATATAAATCTAATAATTTTGTTTTTAAATTTAATGATAATAAATTATTAAACAATGATATTTCTAATTTATACTTTGTTAAAAAATCATCTAAACCTTCTATATTACTTGTAGGATTATTATAATAATACTCTAACAAATCTTTTAGTTTTTGAAAAAAAAATAACCTATGTTTATATTTAGAATAAATTAGTGGTGGTTTAAATATATCAATAAATTCGGCATTATCTAAATTGAAAAATAATAAATTTTGCAATACAATTTTAAAATTGTCTTTTAATTTTGAATTAATTATTTGTTTAAATAATAAACTATTTCTTTGATTATTTATTATAAAATCATATAATATAATACCTATTTCTTGACTTATTTTTAATAATATTTCTTTATATAAAGACTTTTTGTCTTTATTATTATTAAAAATATCCTCATAAATTGAATAATTATTAATTATTATATCTAATAATTTAACTGAAAAATCTTTACCAATTTCATATAATTTATTAAAATAAGAAAGTTGATTATTATTAACAAAATTAAGTTTAGTTTTACCTAATAAAATTGCATAATATCTTCCAAGCCTAAACTTAAAATCTGTTTTTCTATATGATATTAGATTTAATAATTCTAATAAAGTCCCAAAAAAATAATATTCAATTTTATTTGGCATATATCTAGAATCAGAATAATGCCATCTTATATCTTCTGTTGGACATTGTTTTTTATATTCATTAGCATTAGTTTTTCTTAAGTCTACATTATGACATTTTGAAACAGTATTTCTAAAAAGTTTATTAAATAATATTCCTCTGTTTACTTTATATTCCTGTGATAATGTTAAAGAAATTTGGGCAGCTTCTGTATAAAAATCTATAGGTGTGTTTTTTGTAGCTAAATTATCTATTTTTTTTAACAATTTATCATCATATATACTAAAACATATTTCATTTGGAACTTCATTATTACACCTTTGACATATATTTTTCTCACTCATATGTTGATCACCAAATAATAATACTAGAGGTAAATTTATCGTGCCATTAAAACTTTTATAATATTCAATATTTGGCTTCAAGTAATAGATTGATACTGGTCCAGATATTCTTTTAACAAATGTTTGTTCATCTAATTTTAATCCAATAATTTCTTTTGGTATTCCTAAAAAAAATTTAAATCTATTAGCTAAACTTGGTTCTAGCACAACTTTTTTAGTATTTTTAGTATTTTTATTATTTTTATTATTATTTTTAGTGTGTTTTCTTATTTTAGTATTAATAATATTCTTAGTATTCATTGTATTCCTAAAATTTGTGTTATTTTGTTTTGTTTGTGAAATCTTATTATTGGAATATTCACCAGTATTAGTAAATCTGCTATTATTAGAGTCGGATAAAGTATTTGACGCCATATTTAATTACTTTTTATTAATTAATTTATATAATAAATTGGTTACCAGATGCTTAAAAATATGGTATTATGAAAATTTTGAATATTTTGAATATTTTGAATATTTTGAATATTTTGAATATTTTGAATATTTTGAATATTTTGAATATTTTGAATATTTTGAATATTTATAATATTTATAAGTGAAAAATTATATAATAATAATAAGCAAAATACAATATAATATAAAAAATCTAATAAATTGTTTTATAATAATCCTATCCCAATTATTAACTACATATTATATTTTATAATTTTAATTTAATTTAGCTTTTGTTTTTTTTACTATCTTTTTACCAATTTATAAATAAAATGGCTACAATTGCAAAATATACTATCACTACTTTAAATGACAGAGATAAAATAAGTCATCATCATTATCCAGCACTTCCAAATTCTAGCACTATAAATGACCGACGCACTTTACTTGATTTTAAACTAGCTACTATAGGAGGTTATCCCAAAGGTAAAGTTTTGTCTGTTCTTGATAAATGTCTAGCACAACAAAAAATAGAAGAAGCAATTTATTGGTCTTTCCAACTATTATGTAGTGGTATTGTTAATAGTCTTTGGGATAAACTAGTTTTTTTTATAGCAAAAAATACTAATATTTATAATCCATTAATTTCAGAATGGTTATACCAGAAAACTTTAGTTTGGAATAATATTACTAGTAATGACCTTTATAAAAAAAATAATGTTCTCAATTTGCGAAATCATCCAACAATTAGAAATATGATAACTGAAATAATAGTATTAGCATCACTCTCCAAACCACGAAAATTGGAAACACTACCGAAAATAGAAAAATCCGATTTTATCATAACTAATTTCAAAAGTAAATTAGAATCTAGTGATATGTCGCTCACTCATTCAATTTTTAAAGATGAAGACCCAAAAGAAGTCCGTATTGCTAGTACAGAGATAGCACATCATCTTTTGGGGGGCAATATAGTTAGAGCCCTTTATTGGCTTAATTGGATACTTACATGGGAAGCACTGAATATTAAAAAATATAGTAAATTTGACTGTAATATGCGTACTGGCGGGTTTTTCAATAGTAATTCTATTATACCTGTTAAATGTAATAGAAATGTGATTTGGTTAATATGGACTATAATTGAAAATATAAAACATAAAAAAACAACTGGTTCTAGTAATTTAGAAGTAGTAATGAGGTCATTATGGGAACTTTTTATTTTAAATTATACATCTGGAAGTAGAAATAGAAGACTAGTATTTATTATATGGGCTATGAGTTATTTATGTAATCCTATTGATTGGAGTGTTCCAACTATTACTACTAGTAATAATACTGTATTATTTCAGGCATTATTAAAAAATGATAAGATAATGTGTAAAATTACTGGTAGTACAATAAAAGCAGAGACAAATCCAATAAATAGTATTGTAGAAAATAATTATAAAAAACCAGATATTATAAATAATGATGTGCTGACAGATACAAAATATAACAAAAATAAACTAGATAGTGTATCTAGTAATAAAGGAAATAGTAAAAAAGGGGTATTATCTGTTGAATCACAAAAGAAATTGGATGAATTTAGTAAATTGGATAGATTTATGGAAACTACTATATTTACTTAAATTTCTATGTTTTATAATTTTTTTATTTACGAAAAAGTGGTCGTAATACTAAAAATACAATTAATAATGCAACACAAACAATAAAGATTCCAAGAATAAGTCTTATATAATAATATGTTATATCATAGAAAGGTTGTGTTTTGGGAATACAAGAACATTTAGATTCTGATAAATCTCTTGTATAAGTGTAAAGACTATATAAATTAATAAGATTTAATAATTGTGCTGCACCCATTATACCAGCTAAAAATCCATTTAAATTATGATTGGATTTAGATGTAAAAAATAATACTAAATTAACAAGTGCTAAAATAATATTAATAATACTTACAAAAATAATGAATGAATTCCGCCAATCCATAATACAATTACAACTTACATTTCTTAATTGATACATTACATAAAGTATAGAAGCATTAATAAAAAGTGTAAATGGAATAAGATAAACAAAATTCATTTTATTAATTATACATATTTTTTTTTGATTTTAGTAAATTTTTTAATTCTTAATGCTATAATTTAATACTGGTTCTAGTGATTATTACTAATCTCAGTATTTACTACTAATCTCAGTATTTACTACTGGTTCTAGTGATTATTACTAATCTCAGTATTTACTACTAATCTCAGTATTTACTACTAATCTCAGTATTTACTACTAATCTCAGTATTTACTACTGGTTCTAGTGATTATTACTAATCTCAGTATTTACTACTAATCTCAGTATTTACTACTGGTTCTAGTGATTATTACTAATCTCAGTATTTACTACTAATCTCAGTATTTACTACTGGTTCTAGTGATTATTACTAATCTCAGTATTTACTACTAATCTCAGTATTTACTACTAATCTCAGTATTTACTACTAATCTCAGTATTTACTACTGGTTCTAGTGATTATTACTAATCTCAGTATTTACTACTAATCTCAGTACAGTTAATATTCGCTATAATGAACACCTATATTAGCGTATTTTTATTATTTATTGGCGGATATGGGTGTTCATTATATCAAGAGATGACTGTATTTACTACTGGTTCTAGTGATTACAACTAGGCTAGATAAGATTATTATAAAACCATACATTAGACTTTTTATATTCTATGGATTTTTAACTAATTTTATCATTAAAATTATAAAAACTAGTTTTTAAGTAATGCCATATTTTAAATTAACTGTTCCTCATATTATTTATGTCTAATTAAAATATTTTTTTTCTAACTTTTATATATTTAATTAAGAAACTAACATTGTTATAAGACTAATTAGTAATCCAACCATTAATAATAATACTGAAATACGAATATAATAAAAGACAAATCCAAACAGATTAGCTAAACTATCTCTTACACAATTACATTGACTTTCTTGTAAATCCTTAGTATAACTATATAAACAATAAATATTTAAAATTGTCACTCCCATTGCTAGTATAAATGCTAGCATATGCATTGTAGTTGGTTTTTTAGAACTCATATTTCCCATTTTAGATTTATCTGTTGGATTCATAAAAAATGGTGTGATTAGAGCTAATAATATCATAAGACTACTAAATGTTATAATATATACATTACGCCAATCTACCAAACAATTACAATTTTCGTCTCGTAATTTAATCATAAGAGCTAGAACAATACTATTAATTACAATCACTGATAAATGAGAAATTGTAAAAAAATACATATTCTAGTTTAATTTTATTATCTAATGATAAAATAAAATAATATAGATAATTACTAGAATAGAAAAAATAAAATAGTTAAAAAACTATTTTTAATTTATTTACAAATTTAAAAGGATAACTAATTGCAATATTTATATTTCTTTAAATTTATAAAATGTCTGATAAATCAAATGAATTAGAGACTGCAACTGAAAATCTTCTTTCTGTTAATATTACACCAAAATTAACATGTTCCTATTGTGATAAACAATTTAAGAAACAAAATTTATATGATGTTCATGTTTTGAAACAACCTTGTGTATTATCAGTATATAGAACTAATTGTATAATATGTAATATGATATTTAAAAAAAGAGAAGAATATGAACTTCATACATTAAGTGATGTTCATTTAAATAATATTTATGGACTTACTAATAGAGAATTTAAATGGAATTCATCATCAAAAATTCAAACAAAACAGGCTGGATTTACTATTAGTTATGGAAATGAAACTAGTGAAAGTTATGAAATACAAGATGATGAACAAGAAACTTGTGTTTCTTATAATAAAATTGAAGAACCAATATCTATAATTAGTAATGAAATACCACTTATGCCAACAATGGATGAAATAAGAAAGAAGAAAATTATAAATCATTTAAGTAAAATTAAAGAAAGTAGCGACCCAGTTGCCACATTCTATACATTATTAAAAAGATTGACATTACCAGATTATGATGGATTATACATTTATATTGCTAAAGAACCATCTTTAAATGAGCATGACAAAAAATTTTTTATTCAAATTATTATAAAATTTGTTAGGGATTTGGAAAGTTTATTAAAAGAAGGACAAACAACTTTTGAAGGAAAAGATATTAAACAAATAATAATTAATTTAAGTAATAAAAAAAGATAAACATTTTATTAAATTTAGTAATTACTACTGAAGCTAGTAATTATTACTAGATATAATAATAAAAAATTTAATTTAGTAATTACTACTGAAGCTAGTAATTATTACTAGAATTACAAAAATAATCTTTTTAATTTATATTAGTAATAATTTTTTTTTTATAATTTTTTAAAATATCCAGTTTTTCCAGATGAGTCAATACTAACCTTTTCACCAACACTAAATCTTGCTAACATTGGATTAACATTACTATAAAATCTACATCCATCCAATCCTAATGTAAATGCTTTACAATTTTCATCTGTTTGACACATTTTGGGACATACTTCCCTATCTTTTTCATTAATAGCTAGATAGTTTCCAATTTCATCTGTTTTTTGAGTAAAATTACCTATATTTTCAAATTTGCTAGAATCATATGATAAACTATCAAATGGTTTGCAACAAGCATTTAATTGATTTTTACATTTATCTTTTCTAAGTTGAATTGGATACAAATTCTTAAAAGATGAATTATTAACACAATTTTGCAATTCAGCAGAACATAATTTCACTAGAGGATGCTTACAAAAATAAGAATAATTTTGAATATCACAACAAGCAATATTATTATTACAAATATTTTGTATATCTGGTGTCTCACATTTATCATTTTGCACATCTTTTGAAGTTAATTCCCCTTCAATAACTTCAAATCCTTCATTTGAATTGTTATTTGATTTAACATCTTCATCCCAAAATATCAAATACAACAAAAATATACTAAAAACTAGAATTAGAATAACTATTGAAATTACAAATGCTTGTAAAAATGGCTTCATCTTCTTTATTAATTAAATTTATTAAATAAAAAAAAATATTAGAAAATTTAATAAACAACTTTATAATCTCCATTTCTATTAATTCTCATTATACCACTTGGAACATCATTTATAAAATATATAATATCACCATTTTTATTAGGAATAGGACAATAAGTAATTGGATTGTCATCATCACCTAATATACTAATTCTTTTATGTTCTAATTTGTTGGCTAATGATGTGTTTATACTTACTTCATCTGGTTTATCAGTTATTCTAGGAGTTGTGGTATAATCATCTATAATTGCTTTAGGATTAAAACATCCAATAGAGGGTTCATGGACATTAATTTTACAATCAATACTACTTTTACTAAGAAGTTCTAAACAATCGCTAATCATTTGCTTTTTCTTTTGAGATAAAATATATAGAAATTCATCGCTGGATGCTAATATTCCAGTTTTTTTTAAAATGGGGTCTGGATTTGGATAAATATCACCTTTCATTACATCATCATCTTCTAATAAATAACGGTCATCTAATGTTGTTAAATAAATAAATACTTCTACATTTCTTTCTTCAGGTGGTAAATGAAGATGACTTTTATATCTAATAGCACGACCAATAACTTGTTCGATAAGAACATGTTGCCAATAAGGTTCTAATATATGAACTTGTCGCACACCAAACAAATTAAGACCTTCTGTTCCAGTTTTAGTAGTTAAAAGAACTTTTATAATATCACCATGCATATTATTTATTTTTAGTATTTCTAGTTGTTTTACCAATTCACTGCAATTAGGATTACTAAGTTGTTGAAATGAATTATTGAATATATGTCTATAAATTTCTCGTTCTTCGTGGTTTTCACCTCCAGTATAAAAAACATAATGAAATATTTTAGAATTCCAATTATCAAAATTTCCTATTTTCCATTTACCTTCTGATTTAACTAATTTAAAGGGTTCATATTTACCTGTTTCTTTTAATGCTAGAGCCATAACATTAAGACCAATAAGTGTTCTAAATTGACTATAAATTAAAGCTGTACCAGCACAAGTTAATAGACGAGTAATAAGTGCTGCCATTTTAGGTCCATATGTTGTAAGACTGCCATTATTGAGACTTAGATATTTGGATGAATTCTTTTCTAATAATTCTAAAAATACAGACTTAATTTGATTATCTAGCTGTTGAGTTTCTTTTGCTACATCCATAATTTCATCAGTTTGTTTTATAATTTGTAGATTAGGTGGTTGTTTTTTAATACTTTTTTTTAACTCAATTTTTTTAATTGGTGGATTAGCAGTCTTGGCTAGTGGAGTTGCATCCTTGGCTGGTGGATTAGCAGTCTTGGCTGGTGGATTAGCAGTTTTGGCTGGTGGATTAGCAGTCTTGGCTGGTGGATTAGCAGTCTTGGCTGGTGGATTTGCATCCTTGGCTGGTGGAGTTGCATCCTTGGCTGGTGGATTAGCAGTCTTGGCTGGTGGATTAGCAGTCTTGGCTGGTGGAGTTGCATCCTTGGCTGGTGGAGTTGCATCCTTGGCTGGTGGAATAACTGGATTAACACCTCCTAATTGCTGATGATGCTGATGTTGCTGTTTTATAGTTTTAATTTCTACTGGTGTTTCCTCTAATTTACTTTCTAAATTTTCTAATAGTTCAATTTTATTTATAGAATATGGGTCACCAATTTGTTTAGGGAAAGCAAATGTGCAACATAACCTACTTCTAATTCTAAATGCTGGAGAGAATTTTATATCTAATTCTTTAGAATAATTAATTTTATCACTACTTTTTTCTAATTCAGTTTTTCTATATCTAGTATATAATTCGTATTGATAATTAGTCATTGGCACTCTAACTAAACTAACCTTTGTTAATTTTGGAAATAATTCTTCATCTCTATAATGATAACTAGATGTTAATCCTAAAATTCTTTCCATTAATAAGTTTTTATTTAACAATTTATGTGTTTCTGGTTCAATAAAAAAATGGTTAAATAATTTTTCATCTTCGGGTAAACAACTTTCCATTGTTTCTATCATTTGAAATTTATATCCTAAATTAGTAATTGTTTTACAAATTTGTAAACTAAATCTCTTCCAAAAATTATCCATATTAGGCAATTTTTTTAAATCACTTTCAGGAATTTCTAATTGATATGAAGGTGATATTTCAGTTTCTGGAGAATATTGAATACCTAGATATTCTTTATTTTGATAGACATTAATAAAATTAGGTGGAACCATACTAACTTGTATCCATTGTAATTTTTTATGGATAGCAATTTGGTCCATATGAATATTTTTTTCCAAAGTATATTTAATCATAGACCAGTCATCATTTTTTAATTTTTGTTCTTCTTTTTTATTTAATTTGCCAGTAATATAAATATTTAAAGTAGGTTTATTACCATAAAGTATGTTAAATAATTTGGAAAGTTCAAATAAATTATTAATTATTGGAGTGCCACTTAACATTATTATTTTAGATGATTTACAATTGAGTAGGAGCTGATATATTGCCGCACTTCTTTTTGAATTAGAAAGTGTCATATTATTAGTAAGATTATGAACTTCATCAATTATAATAATTTTATTATCGAACATATTAGGTTGAAGTTTAGATGCTAATCTAGTATCATCGATATGTAAAAATGTAATTCGTTTCCTAATACTGTCTTCTAGTTGTTTATGTAATAATTGTTGTAGACCAGAACTAAGTTCATCGTAATTACTAGATGGATTATTGGGATTAACAATAAAAACCCCATTATTTTTTTTAATAGTTTCTTCTGGAATATGTGAATATTGTTTAATATTTGAAATTTTATTGATTGGTATCCAAGTCCAGTTATTGATAGTTCTAAAATAAATTAGACCACATTTTTTTACTTCATCGATAAAATTTGGTTCAATACTAGCTTTACTAATGAATATGATATCTTTCTCTTGTAATAAGGTATTGGCAATTGAAATAGCGGAGCAAGTTTTTCCACTTCCAAGAGCGTGATATAGTAAAATACCACGATATGGACTTTCTTTTCTTAATAGATTTGCAACTAATTGTTGTATTTGTGTAAGTTGGAATACAGTAAGAATTTCACCTTTAGTAATTTTAGGAGTTTCTATTTGTTTTTTTATTATAAAATTAATTGGTAAATCATTAAAAATATCTAATAAAAATTGAAATTTGTTTCTGGATGTTATATTAGGATTAAAAGTATTTTTAATCCAATTTTGAAAATTATTTCTATTTGGTAAAGTCCAAATATTTGGAACTATACTCATTTTAGTATGAAATTAGATTTAATAAATAAAAAAAATATAAACAAAAATGTTTTGCTTTTAAATTACAAATCTAAAATATATTTTGAATCATGAAGACATAATTCAAAATTTTTTATTTTAGATATTGCATTTCTCGCAAAAACACATTGGAATCATATTGATAGCCATAATCTTTGCTAATTTTTATCGCAATAGCAGAGATTACAGCAATCAAATCAACAACTAACTCAAAATAAGTTGAAGTCTGTTTTGTGCTTTTTATGTAATCCAATGTCATCAGGAGCGACAATATTATGCGTTGATACATACAACTGAATGAACTACGACACATAGCCATTTCTACTTCCCATTTATACATTTCCTTAAATGAAAATGATAAAGGGAATATAATTGAATGTTCAATATCGCTCCAAAAATTATTAATTGACTTAATTATGGACGATGCACGAAGGATATTTTGAGGACTTTGTAATCCAAAATAATACAACGCACACGAAGGATCCGTATTAAAATGGACAACTTTGCCCTTAAACCTATCCAATTCAGACATAGACATATCAAGCTTAAAAACATCACCAAATTTATCAATACCAGGAAGAACTAACTCTTTTTGGATAGATTTTTTTGCTGGTATTGAAGTTTTTTTGGCTTGTTGGTGAGAGATTGAAACCTCTGGATTTTTCTCTTTTTTAATATATGTTGTGTTAATTTGCTTAATTTCTCGCATCAAACGCTTGAATTCACGAGAAGGCATATTTCTCACTTTAAAACTGTAAAAGAAGTATGCAAAAGTTTATATTTTAATTATACCAATTAAATAATATTAAAACAATTTTTTATTAAAATAATGATTAATCCTATTTTTTATGTTTTATTTTGTAAATAAATAGATAATTCCTTTAATTGACATTCATCATTAGAAAATATAATACTAGAATTAGTATTTGAATTTGAAAAATTTAAAGTATTGTTATTATTGTTATTATGATTATGATTATTATTATCTTTTGAAGAATTTAATAAATTTGTTATATTTTTATTTTTATTTTTATAATTAGAAAAATGGAAAATACAATTACTTGTTTGTGAAGTATTCATTTTATTATATGATATTATATATATGCCAATAAAATAACGAAACTATTTATAAAATAATAAATTAATAAAATAATAAAATAATAAATTATTGTATTTTAAATATTTAGGCTAATTTATGAACGGGTAATCCACCAACTAAACCTACACCTATACCTAATCCTGCTCCTGCACGAGATGCCATACCAACATCTGGAGAAAAAATATCTAATATAGCAAATGTGCTTGCAGCAACAAGTGCAATAGCTATAACAGATTCTAAATCAACTTTCTGTCGTGGAAGAACCATACTAGCAATTGCAACAACTAAACCCTCTAGAATATATTTAACTACTCTTTTACAAAGTCGATGACCTGAAATTGTTGAATTCATAGTAAATTTGTTTATTATTTTTATTATAGATTTTTTTTATTATAATATTTTTATTTGAAAACTATTATCTAGTAATAATTCTAAGAGAGATTAACTTACTAAATTGTGTTAAAAATATATTAAATATTATTTAATTATGTCTTTAATTCAAAAAGAAGAAACTATTAAAAATATAGTATTAATTAAACATGATAAATTTAATATTCAATATATTAATTTCAAATTTATAAATGAATATAGTTTTAATATAAATTATAAATCTCCTAGTATTTTTCTAGATGGAATATATTTAAAAATGCCAGACCAAATTTTTAATAATAGTATGCTTTATAATACTAAAAACAGAAAACAAAAAGTAATCTTATTAAATTTAGATACTACAGATATTAGATTTAATAAGAAAATTATTGGATTTATTAATATTTTAATTAATATCAATAAGAAAATTTCAGATTATATTGCTACTTTATATAATATAAAATTGGCACCAAATAATTATCATAAACAAGAATTATTTATTGAAAATTTATTATTATCAACTGATAAATTTGCTCCTTCTTTAAATTTATTAACGAATAATTTGGAAAATTATAAATCATTTATTAAAAAAATAATTACCAAACAAAATAAACAATATTGGGTAATAATTATTAATAATTATATGTTAAAAGAAAATTGTGAAGAATATAATAATTTAAAGAAAGATATTTACATAAAAATTGATATGGTAGAAAATAAATTTAATTATAATTATTGTCGAACAACATTAAATTATAAAAATCTATGAAGATAATAAAAAAACATGAACACTAATATAACATCTCCATCTAGTAATACCAATCCAATTATTACTAAACAAAAAATAACTTTTGAATCAGTTAGAGAACAAAATTGGTCTAAAATAGATAATTTTTACAATAAAATAGTTAATGATTATAATACTAAAAAACAACAATATGATAGAGGTATCATTAGTAGTAATAATGATGATATTGCCTATGCTAGATTTTTATTACCTCAAGTAAATGATTATAGAAGTCAAATGATGGAAATTTATAGTAAAATGATGGAATTAATAGAACAAAATGATAATATTATAATGGAACAGAAATTAAATACTGATAAATTAGAATTAGAAAATTCAAAATTAATAGCTAATATAAAACAGATAAAGTTAAAACAGAAATCAGCTAATAGTGAAGCTACTAGTCATATTGATAACAGAAATTCAATTGAAGATGAATTAGAATATTATAATAAATGGGTTATTGGATATAAAATAAGTTTAGTTTTTTTAGGTATAATTAGTATTTTATTAATTATTTATAAAATTTTATATTCTAGTAATGAAAATTATAACAATCAAACATCATATATGATTACAAATAATAAATTTACTAATAACACAATTACTAGCACTACTAAATAAATTTTATTTCTGGAATTGAAAATATTAAATAATAATAATATAGATATAAACAAGGAATTAAAATGAATGAACTGAAATTATATAAAGATTTAGATGAAGAAATCCAACAAAATATTAAAAAGACGGAAGAATTTTATAAAAATCTCAATACAACTAAAATTCCTATTGCAAATTTGGAAGATTATAAATTTGACTTAGGAACTGATATTAAAGAATATCAAAATAAATTGTGGAACTATTTTAATACTAGATATAATGACCAAACAAAAATAAAGAAATATTATTTTGAGTTGGAACAAAAATTATTAGAAAAAAAAGCAATTTTAGAAGAACAAACTAATGATTTACAAGATGAATATGAAACTAATAAAAATAAAAATCAACTAGCAATATCTAGCATTAAAAACGATAAATATCAATTACAAGTTATAAAAGCAAATAATCGTAATATGTTTATAATTGCTTGTGGATTAATTGCTTTTATTATAGTAATGTGTTTAAGTATTTTAGGTTCATTTTCAATAAATTTCGTATTTTTCATATCATTAATTATTTTATCTGTATGTGTAATAATTATTGGATATTATTGGTATAATGATAGAAATAGAAGTAATATTATTTGGGAACAAAAAGATTATAATGTTTCTAAAGATGATAATATTGGCGGTTCATGTAATTCTAATTTAGGTATTGTTAATGATAGTTTAAATAAAGAAAAAGAACATATTGATAAGAAAATTAAACAAATGATTAATTAAATTGTTTGAATTTTTATTTTTTTGATTTAATATCATATTCTATTTGAAAAATAGTATCTAGTAATTATTACTAGAACCAGTAGTAAATACTGAAATTTGTTTTGCATTACTTAGTCTAGTAATAATTACTAGAACCAGTAGTAAATACTGAAATTAGTTTTGTGATAACTTAGCCTAGTAATAATTACTAGAACCAGTAGTAAATGCTGAGATTAGTTTTGTATTACTTAGATTAGTTATAATTACTAGAACCAGTAGTAAATACTGAAATTATTTGTGATAACTTAGTATAGTAATAATTACTAGAACCAGTAGTAAATACTGAGATTAGTTTTGTATTACTTAGTCTAGTAATAATTACTAGAACCAGTAGTAAATACTGAAATTATTTGTGATAACTTAGTATAGTAATAATTACTAGAACCAGTAGTAAATGCTGAGATTAGTTTTGTATTACTTAGATTAGTTATAATTACTAGAACCAGTAGTAAATACTGAAATTAGTTTTGCATTACTTAGTCTAGTAATAATTACTAGAACCAATAGTAAATACTTGAAATTAGTTTTGTGATAACTTAGCCTAGTAATAATTACTAGAACCAGTAGTAAATACTGAAATTAGTTTTGCATTACTTAGTCTAGTAATAATTACTAGAACCAATAGTAAATACTTGAAATTAGTTTTGTGATAACTTAGCCTAGTAATAATTACTAGAACCAGTAGTAAATACTGAGATTAGTTTTTGTATTACTTAAATTTTAATTAAATATTACACTAAATAAATATTGGTAAATAAATGTTTAATTTTAATATAAAAATAAAAATAAAATGGCAGTTCCTAATATTCCAAATTTAATATTATCAAATTATTTGATTAAGAATTGTAATTTATGGATATGGGATTTTGATGATACTATTATTACAACTGAAGCATACTTAAAACATAATATGGATGATACGACTATTAGTAATTTAACAGATGATGAATTACAAGAAGATGTTCCTCATTACAAATATTTTAAGGAAATTGTTAAATATCTATATATAAAAGGTAGAAAAATTGGAATTGCTAGTTTTGGTGTTTATACTATAATACAAGCTTATATGAATAGGATTTTTGGAATGAATCAAAAATATTTTGATACTAATAATATTAAAGCTTTCCGTAAAGATAGAAATGATGCAGATATTAGAAAAAGATTACCACTCAATAAAAATTCAATGATATATGATATTATGCAATTTTATAAGATTTCAACATTTAATAATGTATGTCTTTTTGATGATGCACCTAGTAATATTGCTGATGCAATGGCTATTGGTGTAATTGCTATCCAAATTGATTGTTTATTTAATCCAGAAATTATGTCTATAATAGATGCTAAATTTAATATTGAAACTAGTAATACTCATCCACTTTTTTATAGTGATGGACAAAGGAAAATTTGGAAACATATACCAATAGTAAATGGTGAAGCAGTATTATGTAATCCAGATGTATCATATAAACCGATCGGAGATACTAAAAAATGTTTGAGAAAGAAATTACCAATAGATACTGATTTAGGAACTGTCGCAGATATAATAGCAACACCAACTTTAGTTGGTAAGATGATTATAAAAAAAAACACACAATTTACAAGTAGTCCTACAGCAAATTTAGTATCTAAAATATCAATAAATCACCAAACAAAAAATTCAAAAAGTAATAAAACTGAAATTGAAGGATTTCAAAATTTTTTAACATGTCTAGATTGTAATAATCAACTTAATAAAACAATAAATTTAATAGTATTAATTGGTTTAATAATATGTTTAGTAATATTTATTTGGAGAATTCATCAATCAAATGATACTCAAATAATGATGGTTTGGAGTATGATTTTAATATTTGTAATTCTAACACTTTGTTTAACATTTTATAAATTTAAATTTATGAATATGGAATAGCATTTTAAATTATCTAATTCCCATTTAATATATGAATATAATCTAAATAATCAAAATTATAGTTATAATGCTAAATTTTATCGAACTTGTGGTAATTATTCTAGTAATTTTTATAATATATAAATATGTTGAAAAACAAACTTATGATGTAGTATATGTGCGTTCTAATATAAATGGGAAAGAATACTTAGTTCGTAATCTAGAAGATAAACAAGAAGCAGCAGATTTAATGGCTAGAATAAGTCAAAAATTAGAAAAATTAGTTGATATTATATCTAAAAGTAATACAGATGAAATGTATGAAAAATATATATCACAAGATATACAAAAAGAACTTTATATTAATATTGAAGCTGGAACTCAATCTAGTGAACAAGAAGATAAAGAAATAATGCAAAAAATAAAAAAACTATTTAATAGAGATTTAAAAAGACTTGTTGATAATTTTAATTCAGACAATTTTAGTGAAAATACACCAGATTCAAAATACACATCTTATTCAGTTAATAAAGGTGAAAAAATTGTTTTTTGTATTCGAGATAAAAATGAAAATGAAACATTAGTAAATGAAAATATTATGATGTTTGTTAGTATACATGAATTAGCACATCTTATGACAAAGTCAGTAGGACATGGACCTGAATTTTGGACAAATTTCAAAATATTATTAAAAATAGCAATAGATAATAATCTTTATCAATATATAGATTTTAATCGAAAACCTGAACCATATTGTGGAACAAAAATCTCAGATACACCACTGAAAATATAAAAAAAAGGGTGTGGGACACAGCACAGAAGGGGGTGGCACAGCACAGAAGGGGGGCACAGCACACGCGGCTCAGGGCAGCCACAGAATTCGTGAGAATTTGCGTTGTGTAGCACCTACTCGCATTTCCAGAATGAAAAGATTTTGCCCAGAGAGATTAAGTTGAAACACCGTTCCGGGTGTGCCGTCTTGTCGTATTTTTTGGATCCAAGAGCCAGGTTGGTAGTTCTTTGCAAGCATCTCTTGCAAATCTGCTAATGAACCTGTTGCACGGTAGGAATTACCATCCGGAGGAGTGATCAACACCTCAAGCAACTCATTCATCGCCTGTGCCATCGTCAGGAAGCAGCAATAAATCAACGGGACAACGACAAAGTAATTAAAAATAATATTATTATAAAAATCAATTTTTGTTATTTTTGTCTTAAAATCTTATAAATCATTAATTAATAAATGTATTAAAAATTATATAATAATTTAATAACATGGATTTGTTAATTTTATTATATTTTTATACGAAATTTATGTTTATAAATATAGAAATTAATTAAAAATTTAAAAAGATACTTGGAGTGAATTTTGTAAAATAGATACTAGATACATTTTTAAACATGGGATAGGTTTATTATAAAACCATGCATTACATTTTTTTTAATTCAGTGACCATTCGGTTTTACGATTGGGAGCTAGCTCCAAAAGATATGGTATGCTTAGCATATCATCGAATTCCCATTTTCTGTTGATTTTTACCTTTTTTAAGAGGGATTTAGGTACACCTAAATTTCGCTTATAAATGATAAAATCCCGCCAATATAGGTATTCTACAATTGTGAGCTAGCTCCCAATCGTTTTATCAAATATCAAGTGTAATCAAAATTTCAAATGATACATTATTATATATAATAAAAAAACTCAAATAATTAATTGTATTGGATATGTTGTATCTCTTATTTATGAATGGATAAAAAAATGAAATTACTAGATATGCAAAATGGTGGATATATCTAATTTATTATGGTATATCTAGTATTTTGATTATTGTTCCATTTATTTAAATTTTAATTTTTAAAATTAATTTTAAAATTTGGTATTTCTAAATATATAAATTTTCTAAGAAAAATATTATCACCTTTGTAATTGTGTTTTTCATATTTATTATATTATATACATATTTTCAATAATTTTAAAAAAATTTTTTTTATAAAAATACCTTATTAATTATATTTGATTAATTATCTATTATTTTAATATTTAACTAGATTTGAACCAAGCATTAATATCAGTTTGTTTTAATTTTTTATTTGTTGGTTGGCTAGTTGTACTACTTAAGTTAGATAAAGTATTAGTAATTAATTTATCTTCAACTTTTTCAAACCATTTATCTAATGTTGCTGTGTTTTTAACCTTCTGCACTGCATAAAGAATAAGTGGGTCAAATATTAATTTCTTTACTAATTTCAATTTATCGGTACTTATTTTTTTAGCTGTTTTAACCAAATCACCATTAAATTTATTATAATAATCAATCTCCAATCCTTGAAAATATCCTGATTTGTATGGATATTTGGGTAATTGTTCAACTACTAACTCCAAAATTTGACTAATTGGTTTCATAATTTGATTTGTAATATAAACTTCATAATCAATAGAACAATTATTACTTCTAACATAAGAAACATGTTCAATACGGTCTCCTTGTAAATATTCAACTCCTTGTTTTTCCTCAATTTTAATAAATATAAATGGAATACGCTCATTAATTGCTGGTTTATTTCCAGGGTCCCTTTCTGTCATTCTATCAGCTAATACCTTATGTGCTATTGATTCAGGGTCCTTATAATATGCATTAAGAGTTTTGGAAATTACAAACATATTTAAATCAAATTTGCCATCAATCATATCAATACAAGTTTTTTGAATAAATTTAATAGCCTTATTAATATCACGCTCTTTCATTAATACATCAATTACCCCAGTAAAAGTATGTTTTAAAATTGGTGCATTATCACGCCTCTTGGTCACAACACCCATACTAGTATTTTTTCCTTTATCAGGATCTTCTTCATATTTAATACCAATATATCTCTTTTTAGTAATAAGAATAAATGGATAAAATACTTTTTCATAATTGAGTTTATGAGGTGGTGGTAGCTCTTTTTTAATCATAGCTTCTGCTTCCTTACCCATTTTAATAGCTAGCTCAATAGCTTCCCGTCCAGTAGGTGTTCTTCCATCAGGATTTTTCAAATCAAATTTAATAAAGATGGAATCAGTATCACCATATACTACTTCACTTCCTGGAAAATGATTTAATACGAAATCTCTAGCATGAATAATTCTACTACGCCCACCAGCTGTAGTGCTAGCAGCAATTTGTGGTTTATATATTTTGGATGTTTTGGCACCAACCTGTCCATATAACGAATTCGCAGTAATTTTATAAGCAAGTTGAAGTCCATCTAATACAGCGGCTTTGTTTTTATCTGGTTCTGCAGCAGCCATATTTTTATATTTCTTACGGGCATCTAGTAATTTCTGTAAAATTTGTGGAAGAAGACCTTTTCTTAATTCCTTCTTTCCATTTACTTCAATCATATCCTTATATTGGATATATCTAACAGTAATTACACCATCTTTCTTTTTTCCTTTATTTTTATTAGTTGGGTCAATCCAAGTATAATTATCATAACTTCTATCTAGGAATTCATATCCTAATTTGTGGATTCGTTCTGCACCTTCATCTCCTAACCAATATGGGTCATCACAAATACAATCATGACTAAGATTACTAGCTATCATTTCAGATGGATATAGTGAACCAAAATCCATAACAGTAATAGGGTCACTATAAATATTAGGTTTTGGATTAAGAACAATGGCACCTTCATAACTATCATCATTCATCATAATAACATTGAAATTAGATTGTAAATTGAAAGACGGCATTGCATCTTCATCTTTATCATTACCTGCTTCATCACCATCTATATCTCCATCTTCTTCATCAATATTTGCCAGTCCAACTGCACCATTTTCATTATTAAAATTTTTATTGGATGAATATTTTCCCGGAGTATGTTCTAGTTCTTGTTCTTCAGGTATTACTTTTTCTAAAACTGGAAGAACATAGTTTTTCTGGGCACATTCATTTACTACTAATGAAAAGATTTTAATTCCTTGTCCTCTAAATATAATATAAGATGCTGGAACAATACACACATTTGCCATACCAAAAATATTAGTTATTATATCTCGTTTTTTTAGAAGACGAATAAGTAGTGCACAATCTTGTATACAATATTTTGCAATTTTGGCTCTTTCTTTAGGACCTTGTTTTTGTAGTTTAAAAATATCCATAGGACTAATATCATCTTTTGCTAGACCCCATACTGGTTGTGTCTTTAGACATTCCAATGGAACTGGTTTATCAAGAACTAGAATATTATTTGCTCTATCAATTTTTATTACAGGTATTTTTTCTCCATCATAAAGTTTTTGTCCTGTAAGAGACATAGAAATTACTACATAATTACCTTCTTGTATTTCCTTAATATTATCTACAATAATAGTATTACTAGTATTGCTAGTATCAGAGATAACAATTTTTTTGATTGGACCAGATAAGAAATGACTAGCTACATCATCTAATTTGTAAGATGGTAATTTAGTAGCGACATCACCTTGAAATACTTTTAGTAAATCCATTTGTAGTCTCCCTGGCATATTGAAAAATGTAAGAAAATTATCACCTAGAGCACTACTAGAAAGTTGTTTGTTAATTATACCAGGTTTGGCTTCTTTAATATCACGAGTAATAGTTTCTGATAACCGACCATAAGAAATATATTTTCGCATATCATTTCTAATATAAATATCCGTCTTGGAAGATAGTTTATCTTTGTGTTTATATGAAATTAAATCATAAATACGGTCATGAATAAATGTTTCATCAAAACCAAATATATTATAACCAATAATAATATCTGGGTCTTCTTTTTGTATTAATTGTTGCCAACATAAATAAATATCAGATTCATTTTCACAAGATAATATATCACATTTTTTTTCTCCAACTTTAAATTTAGAACAAGTATTTAAAGTAATAATATTATTTAAATATGGTTGTTCTTCTCCAAATCTCCAAAATACGGTTCCTATTTGAATAGTAGGGTCTCCAACTATGCCACCCAGTAATTCATTCATAATTTGATTAACAAATTTCACCATTACTTCTTTAGTAATTATTTTATCCTGTAATTCAGTAATAGGTATATGAGATTTTTTAGCTGTGGATACAATAATTTTTTTTAAATCTTTTAATGTAAAAGTAAGATGTAAATTATTTTCTTTGTTAAGTTTATTATTTTTTTCTCGTTTTTCTAGTTCCTCTTTTTCAACTAATTTAACAGCATTTTTCATTGCAGTATCGGTTTTTACTTTTCTAATTATATGATTACAAATATTGAAAATTTCTTCACATTGTTTATCAAAATATAATGGTTTATTTATAATAGTATCATGTGTATTTTCAATATCTTTGATCCAAATTAAATCAATATCACTATCATATTTATAATCTACAGGTAATTTATCTTGTAAATTGAGTGCTTGTAATATACGATATTTGAAAAATAATTTTTCACTAGATATATTGGCAGATGCTGTTAAATATTTTGCACTTGTTTTATCTACTGTTGTATTTAGAATACGAATATCACGAAGCCAAGCAATTACTAATTGATTAGCAAGTTTTTTAGCATCTTTACAAGGAATTGGAAAATCACCATGACTACTATCTGCTTCAATATCAAAAGATGCAACTACTAGAGGTGGAATATCATTACAATCTAGTGGATAAACATTATTCCAATCTGCAATAATATTAATTCCACAACTGCTTTGTAAAGTTGCAGATGTTTCAGTATAGCTATTTGGATGTAATTGTATCCATCCACAAGGTTTTATTCCTCTATCATGCATAAAACGAATAAGTGGTTCTAAATCACTTTCGTATGTTGAAAGTTTTAAATTTGTAGGTTGGTCTTTTAATTTGAAATCGTGTTCTTTAAGAAAATATTTACCCCAAAATTTATGAGCTGTTTTACTAGCTAATTCTAATTTAATAAATTTGAATTTCTGTTCATTCATAAAAGACCAAAATATATATTTTTCATTAATATCCTTTTTTTTTATACTTGTCTTATAATATTGAGAACTACATTCTAATTCCAGCTTATCTAGTTCACATTGTAATGGTGCTCCTTTTTGACTTAGTGTTTCATATTCATAATCATCTATTTCATCATAATTTTGGTTATCTAAGAAACTATTAAATTGTGAAAAATTAGTATCAGTAAAATTATTAGGTATATTAATATAGAAATAAGGATGATAATTATTAATTCTCAAACATACACTATAACCTTCTTTAGTGACACCAAATGCAAAAATTACATATTCCTTATTATGGTCTTTATTTAAATAGCAAGTAGTATTCTGTTTATTATACTCATCATCAAATTCTAGATTATGATTTATAATATCACATTCAAACCAATCTATAATTAAGAATTCTAGTGGTTTGGAAATATCTAATGTTTCTGGGAATGGACGGTGTCCTTTACTATATATAAAAGGAATTTCGGCTTCAGAAGATAAAGATATAGATGAAGATGAAAATGCCATCTTCTTAAATATAAAATTCTTTAAATTTAGAAAATGGAAAAAATGAATTTAAAATTTTTATAATATAGTATGGTCCTTAAAATAAAATTTCTAGTTATTTTTAATATAAGGTAATTTTTAAATCAATTTTAGAATGATAATTTTAAAGTTTATTCTATAATTTGTGGTTTTCTTGGTGTTCTAAGTTGTTGATTTTTGATTTTAAATTTATTTTCACTAGATGATACATTTAAATCTCCACAAACTGCTAATCTTCCTGGTTCTCCATCATAACCTCGTGGTCCTCTATTACCTGGTGGTCCTTGAGGTCCAACTGATATCTTAATATGAGAATAAGATATTACACAAAATACAAATATCATTAAATTTAATATTATTGTAATTCCAACAAGTATAATTATATTCTTATGAGGATTATCATATAACCAATTATATAAATATAATAATATTGATAAACCAGCAATAGATATAAAACCCAATAATAAAATTACACTTATTAACATCTTCTAATATAATATACATTTTTTTAAAAATTTTAATAATATTAATTTTTGATATTTGATATTTAATATTTTATATGTGAGATTTGATATTTAATATATAATATATAATATTTAATATTATTTTTTGATATTTTATATTTGATATTTGATATTTAATATAATATTATATACATGTATTGTATTTTTTAATGTAAAATGTATAAATTAAAAAATAAAAATTAAAAAACAGAGAGCTATTTTTTTAATTTTAATTTTGATATTACACACATTCTTCTTCAATATAATTATTTAAGATTTCATAGAGTTCAGCAATTTTATTTATATTTGCGGTTGTAAATTCATCAAAATTTTGCTTTCTTATTTTTTCTAAATAATTTGGTATATTACCTACATATTCGCCAATTTTATTAAATGTTTGAGTTGAAAATGATTGGACTGCATTCCAGTTTTTACAATTTTTTTCTGGTTCTACACTATATTTAGCCATTAATTCATTATAAGTAATTAATGCAGATTCAAGATTTTTAATAGCTTGACTTTTAGAAAAAAAACATTTGCCTTCAATATAATTATTTAAAATTTCATAAAGTTCTGCAATTTTATTAATTTTGCTTGTTGTAAAATCATTAAAATTTTGTTTTTCTATTTTATCCAAATAGTTAGGTATATGTCCTACATATTCTCCAATTCTACTAAATATTTTAGTAGAAAATGCTTGAACTGCATTCCAGTTTTGACAAATTTTTTCTGGTTCTGTTTTGTATTTTTCCATAAGTCTATTATAATTAGTTAATATATCTTCAAAATTTTTAATTGCTTTATCTTTTGTTTTATCTCGTTGATAAGTTCCAATACACTCATCTTTAATTTCCATAATTTGTCTATCAGGTAAGAATAATAATTTACATACATTTATAAATACTTCTTGTGAAAAAGTCAATCTAATACCTCCTTGTATATCACCTTCTTCATCAATACTAATCATAGTATCTAAACCATTAGGAAATAATTCTTCAAGCATATCTAACATATTAGTAATATTTTGAATTTTAAATGGTATATAATTTGCTTCATTTTTTATTTTACTATAAATTTTAAGGACTTGAGTAGGAACTTCAGGAGGAGGTCTAGAACCTCTTGAACCTCTTGAACCTCTAGTATTTTGTAGAGTTGGAGTAGTTCTTGAAATACTAGAAATACTAGAACCCGTATAATTATCTACAACTGATTTTGCTTTTGCTACTACATTCATTAAATCACCCAAATTCATATTTGTTCTATATTCAGCTCTCAAAGTTGGATTACTAGATAAAGTTTTATTAATATAATAATCTAATTCATTTCTATAAATTAAGGAAAAATGATAAATTATAAATATTGTTTTCATTAATATTGATGGTTCAATGCTAGATAATTTATTAGTGATAAATTTCATACTATTCAATTTTACATTTCCATATTGATCTAGCATACTAGTCCTACCATTAATAATATTATAAGCAACAGTATTATTTTGAATTGGACTTGGAATATTTGTTATCATAGTATTAAATGGTGTTCTCCATACACTAAATATAGTATTCAAACTAACAGTATTAGTAGTAATATTAAATAAATTATCACTTTCTATATCTGTATCACTTTCATCTGTAGTTTCAGTATTTTGTTTAAATGTTTTGGATGTATTTGTTATACTAGAAATACCACTATAAAGAAACATTAAATCCATTTGACTATCTTCAATTTCTTGAAGACAATTCTCTGATATTAAAGCTATACTATTTAAAGTTGGAGGAGTATCAGATGTAAAATTAACTAGATCACCAATAGAATAATAGGTATTAGATTTACCACTATTACTTATTATAACTGGTTCTGGCTGCCAAATAGCTATTGTTTCTGTTAAACCCTCATCATTTACTCTTATTGGAAAATGAACTAGTTTTTTATATATGCTAGGATATACTATATCACCTTTAATCATAAAATAATTGAGTTCTACATCACTTTCAATAGAACCAATTATACTATCTCCTAAAGGTAAAAAACCAACTTTACCATAGGGACGATTAATAATACCTAATGAATTAGAATTTTTATCTGTAGAACTTTTCCCTACTACTCTAGATAAATAATTAATAGCTAACAATTGTAAAGCATCTTTATTAAATAAAGATAAAATTTGAGACAAATTATTATTTTGAGAAGCTGTCGTTGATGATATATTTATTATACTATTTACTATACTAGCATAATCATAATTATTATTAGTATTTAATAATTTATCAAGATAATTTATTGTATTTAAATAAGATTGAGAAGATGGTGTATTATGTATATCTATAGATACTAGTGTATCATATTTTTGAACGGTATCTATATAGAGATTAGTTTGACAATAACTACAAGTCAAATATTTACCTTCTTTACCTTTTTTACCTGATTTGCCTAATATTCCTCTTTTACCTTGTTTAATTGCTAAATGAGAATTATAAATATTAACTGCTAGTATATTAATTAAATTTATCATAATTATTATGTATAACCATAATGCTGATTGTCCCCAACTTGAAAGTAATTCTCCATCTTTAAAAAAATAATATCCAACAGAAATAAATAACATTATAAAAATAATTAAAGAAGTTTTTATGGATTGAGGTATAGTCCATTCTATTTTTGAAATATCATCAAATAAAATAGTAATACTATCCATTTTAATTATTGGAATATTATAATATTATAATATTTTAATAGGTTTTAAGATACCTGATGAATGCGTATTTAATTATTTTTATAAAATAGATTATACATATTAAAATTTGTAGTTATATTATTGTTGTTTCTTTTACTAAAATTTAGATACAGGCAACATTTGGTCACTGTATATATAATGATTTGTAGATTTAAAATTGAATTTAAAATTAAAATTGCAAATTGAAATAAAGCTAATACATAAAATTTATGATAGTTTATAATTTTTAATTATTATTAATATTATTAGGATCAAAACTTGAATAAACATTAAATTTTTGTGGTGAAGTTGGAGGTTGAAACATTCTTGAATAAGTTTTTTTTCCTACTCTTTTTACTCTTTTTTCTATTCTATTATACCATCCAAATTTATCATCAGAAAATATATAAACATTAAGATTTTGTTTTCTTTTTTTTAAAAAGAAGTTATTTAGTGAAATGGCTAATAAATCATCTAATTCTGAAAAATTTAATGTTTCCAGAGTTTTTTTCAGTCCTGTTTGAGTTTGATAGTTTGTGTTATTTAATTCAATCTGTCTAGAATATTTTTTAAGTTTAATATTTAATTGTCTATCTATAGTTTCAACATGTAATAATTCACCAGGAAGTAATTCTTCATCACGAATATTAAAATGTCTAATAAAAATATGATAATTTATTGAATCAGCATGATGACTGTCAATATTTGAAACATTTACTATTTCACCTAAATTAGACATATCATAAATAAAAACATTTATTTTTGCAGATTGTATATCTAAAATATTTTTTATAAATGATGTAAATACTCTATTCTGTTTTAAATCTCTAATAATATTTTTATAATTTACATTTAAATTATTATGTATTTTAGTATTAATTAATGGAATAATTTTTCTGTTAAAAGCTTGATATGTTATTCTAGAGCTTCTATTTTTTCTTGTTGTTTTTTTATTTCTTTGGGCTTGTATTTTATTGTTTATCATAATTTGTCTTCTTATATTTCTATCCGGAATAACTGTAAAATTATTTAAAATATCGCCATTTTCTAATTCAGCTAAAACAGCCGGTGCTGCTGGTGCTGCTCCATCTGCTGGTACTTCTACTGGTGGTGATAGTGGTTGTGGTGCTGGCAGTGGTGGTCCTTGTAGTTCTGTCAGTGTTGGTTCTGGGGGTCCTAGTGGTACTTTTGGTGCTGGCTGTGGTGGTAATAGTGGTTGTGGTGCTGGTAGTGGTGGTCCTTGTAGTTCTGTCAGTGTTGGTTCTGGGGGTCCTAGTGGTACTTGTGGTGCTGGCAGTGGTGGTCCTAGTAGTTCTGACAGTGTTGGTTCTGGGGGTCCTAGTGGTACTTGTGGTGCTGGCTGTGGTTGTAATAGTGGTTGTGGTGCTGGCTGTGGTGGTAATAGTGGTTGTGGTGCTGGCAGTGGTGGTCCTAGTGGTTGTGGTGCTGGCTGTGGTGGTCCTTGTGCTCGGAATTGTGTTCTTTTTTTTCCTTTTGTTCCTCCTCTTTGTGGTACTTTTGGTCCTCCTGCTGGTGGTTGTCTTTTTGTTTTCAAAAGAGAATTAAAATTATTTGTCATTTTTATAATAGTATAATATAAAAAAAAAAAATATAGTAATTCTTGATAAATTGTCCCCTTGGTAATTATACTGGTTGTTAGGTAATGCTATATTTTAAATTAACTGTTCCACATATTTAGTCTTTAATATGTTTACATTTTGATGTACCTAAAATAAATAAATCCCATCTAAATTTCTTTCCATATTCACCCTTTTGATAAATTATATATTCTATAAATCCATAAATTAAAACGATTATTGCAAATAAAAATATTATTTTGGAATATAATTCTAATTTTTCTCTTTCTTTTGAATCTATTAAATTTCTTTCAATAAGAAAATTAAGATGTGTATTAACTAGATATAATGCTAAAACAAGTCCATAGAAAATAAGATTTGGCATTAATTTACTTTTGGCGGATATTAAAAAGACAACATAGATACCAAATGATAATAAAATTGTATCAATAACATTACCAGATGACCAATTATTACTAAATTCTTTATCTAAATAGGGATAAACACTCCATCCGCCTTCTAACATAATAAATACAAATATCATAAAAATAGCAATTATATGTCTAAAATATTTACTTTCAAAAATAAACTTCCTCATTTGACAAGACAATATATCACTAATATATCCACTAATTAATACTGAAAATATAAGAAATATAAATGCAAATCTTGAAAAAAAATATTGCATCTTTTTAATTTAGTATGATATTTTAATGATATTTTATATTATTACTTTGTAATTGAATTAACGAAATTTTGAAAAGTAGCTCTTTATCTTTATTTTCTAAATTTGATTAAATCAATTATAAAATACAAATACGAATACAAATACAAAAATAATTATAAATTAGTAAAAAATTAGTAAAAAAGATAAAATTATTGTAAAATGAATAATTTTGAACTATATAAGGAATATGATAACGAACATTTTATTGAAATGATAATATGTTCTAATTTTGAACCTAGAATAGAATATTATACTAGTAAAAAAAAATATGATAAACAAATTAAAAGAAAATTAGAAGTTATATTTTGTGAGAAAGAAAATGAGTATTGTATTTTAGAAACTAATTATAATATGGACGGAACTTTATTAGATATAAATAAAGGATATACTTTTAGAAGAATATATAGTAAAAAAACTATTGGTTATCATAAAACATAATACATAAAATAAAATTTATTATTTATTCTAGTATTAATAATAAATAAATTAATAACTTAATGAAACATTATCAAATTCATTTATTTCAAAAATTACTAAATTAATTTTTTCATTAATAATTTTTATATTTTCAACTGGAGCACTTTCTAAAAGAATATTTAATTTATAATGTAAATCATTCAATTGTTGATAACTTAATTGTTTAACGGACATTTTGTAATTTCTTTTTTGAATATAATCCATTGTTGAATATACAATTCAACATATTATAGCATATGTAATTTATTCAAAAATCAATTTTATAATTTTATAATTTTAGTTTTGTTAAAAAAAACAATATAAATAAAATTAAAAATTGAAAATGATTCCAAATACATATTTATTTTATGGATTTTTATGTATGATGCTAGTTATTTTATTAACTATTCTTTTAGAAAATATGGAATTTTTTTTAACTTATATGACATCATCTGTAAATAATAAGGAGTATGGCATACAAGATGAATTTCATAATACTAGTAAAGCAGTAGATACTTTAGCTACTTTACATGATAAAATGATTGAATATGCTGATAAATTAAAAAATAGATATTCTAATGATGAACGAGTTATTCGTATGTGGAATCGTCTTTCTAAAATTGTAATTGAAGAAGCACCAGATGAAGAAGATAGTAGCACTTATACTATAAATAAAGGTGAGTTAATGGCATTATGTCTTCGTCCTAAAATGAATAATGGAAAAATAGATGGAAAGAGTTTTCACGACCATAATACATTGTGGTTTGTTGTTGCACATGAGTTAGCTCATATTATGAGTCTTAGTGAAGGACATGGAAGTGAATTTGTCGATAATTTCCGTTTTATATTAAGAACTTCTAATGAACTTGGATTTTATAATAATCCTATAGATTACAGCAATAACCCAATTACTTATTGTGGAGTAAAGGTCACAAATAATCCATTTTACTAGATTATTTCAAATTTATTATTATAAAAAATTAAAAAAAAAGATATAAAATAATATTTTAATTATTCATTATTCATCATTATAAATTTTGATTTGTTTTTTTGTTAATTTTTCTGTAATTTCATCTTTGTTAATGTTTTGAGATTCTTTATCTTGCTTAGTTTGTATTTGTTTTTTAAGTGTTTTTTTAAAATCTATTTTTTTTTTAAAGACTGGTAATGAATTTAATTTAGAGTTAGATTGATAAATAGGAGCTGAAACATGTTTTAAAATAATTTGTTCTTGTTCTTGTAATAATTTATTATAATTAATAGATTTATCCATTTTTAAATTATATTATTTAGTATAATTGTAGTCTAATATTTTATTTTATTTTTATTTTTTTAATAATTTATATTTTAAATACAAAACAATTATAGCTAAACACATAAATGAAGTCATAAACATAAATGCAACACTTACATTAAAATTTGTTTTTAATTTATGTTCATAAGATAATACAGTATTATTTTTATGCATTGATGATAATACTAAACTAATTGTAGATAGTGTTGTAATACTTCCTGCTAATAATAAACATACAGCAATAAATTTAATAATTTGACTTACTAAATTATATTTCATATACCATAAAACTTTACCTCCTATCATAAGAATAATACCAACTAACATAATTATAACACCATTTATAGCATTTTTTAAATTATTATTACCATTTTTTGATAAATTATTAGCTAAATCAATCATTGTATATGAAACAGATACATTTACTTCATTTTCTAATTGATTTATTTGTTCTTGTAAAGCATCTATTTGAATTTGTATTTGTGGTGCTAGTTCTGGGTGCATATTTTGATAATTGTTTAATACTTCAATCTCTTCTTGTAATTCCTGAATTGAATCTTGGATTGCGGAGTTTGAAATTCCAATATCGAAAATTAATTTTATAGAACCAACTAAAATTAATGTAATACATGCAAATAATAATGAAACTCCTAATAATCCTATCATAAGCTTTCCCATTTTATTTTAACAAATTTTTTATTTAAACAAAATATGGGGAACAATTAATTTAAAATATAGTATTATGTAAAAACTACTATTTATAATTTTAAGTGTAAATAACTTAATAAATCTTAAAAATATAAATATAAAAAATTGTAATGCATAGTTTTATAATAAACCTATCCCATATGGGAAACAATTAATTTAAAATATAGTATTATGTAAAAAACTACTATTTATAATTTTAAGTGTAAATAACTTAAAAAATCTTAAAAATATAAATATAAAAAATTGTAATACATAGTTTTATAATAATCCTATCCCAAATATTGCATTACCAAAAAACTAGTAATTTTTTTTAAGTAGAAAAAAAAAAATCTAATGCATAGTATTATGATATCTATGTCTCATATAGTGTCATCCAAATTATTTAACTAATAGGACTTTGGTTATTACTTGGCTTACTAATCCTATTTAGTATGATAAGTAATAATTACTGGGCTTATTAGTTCCATCTAGTATTTTTATTTTTTAAATTAAAGAGTTTAAAAAATAATTATTATAATTTATATTATTAAATGCCAAAGCTAGTAAAAATTATATCATCATCCTCTAAAAATCAATCTAAATCTAATACTAACGAACCAACAAATATTATTAGACCATCAAGAAAATATTTAGGTTGGGATATTGGAATTAAAAATCTAGCTTATTGTTTAATAGAAGAAGCTTCAAGTATTACTCCTAATGCTGTGTTATTTGGAACTAATTATTATAGCATTTTAGAATGGGAAGTAATTAATTTAGTAAGTCAAGTTAATGAAAATATGTCAGCTGATGGAACAATTACTAGCTTACATACTGATGAAATAAATTGTTGCTACCAGATTAATATAGATAAAAAATGTAAAGCTAAAGCTAAAATGGTGTCAAGTAATATATCTTGTAATACCTCATATGTTGGTTATTGTGCTAATCATGCAAAAAAGATAGAAACTGGAAAATTAGTTAGTCTTGCCAATAAAAAATGCACTGTTAAGGATTGTAAAACTAAAGGTAAATTTTGTTTAAAAAATCATCATTATTTACTTTATTGTGGTAAACATCAAAAAGAGTTAGTTAAAAATAATAAACACCAAGAAAATGATTTTCTTACCATCCAAACTAGTAAAAAAAGTAGCACTATAGGATTAACTGAATTAGGAAAAGCTATTGTATCCGAACTTGATAAAAGACCACATTTACTAGATGGCAATATTGTTCTACTTGAAAACCAACCTGTTCTTAAAAATCCAACAATGAAATCTATTCAAATGTTTCTTTATAGCTATTTTTTAATGAAAGGTATGATGAGTGGAAATAAAACCGTCAATGAAATTCTTTGTTATACAGCTAGTAATAAAATAGAAATTAAAAAATTATTACCTGATGAAGCCAGAAAAAAACTAGATGAAACCATAGCAAAAATCAAAAATGGATATAAACAAAATAAAGATACTGCTATCTATCTAGCGGAATATTATATTGCAAATAATGGAAAATGGGGAAATTATTGGAAAAATAATAAAAAACAAGATGATTTAGCAGATTCACTCCTTATGACAATTCATTATTTGGAAAAACCAAAATTAAAAACTATTAAAAATTAAAAAATTACAAAACTACAAAACTAATTATTATTGGTAATATCACATATAAAATACATAAATATACTTAATAATCTAACTATTAATAAAATAAAATAATCTAACTATTAATAAAATAATAAATACTTAAATTAAATTTTGTTGTTATTTAATTAGAAAATGGTGCCTATAGATTTATTATTAGGACTAATAATTGCTCCTGTTATTTCAGTATATTCATTTAGACAAGCATATCCAGATTGGAATACCGCTACTTGTCAAAATTACATTCGTAATACATATCTTTATACACTTAGTTGTATTGTAATTCTTTGGATGTTTATTTGCATTTTAAGTAATATTGGATTTTTTAAAAAAATAAATATCAGTGGCTTATCATTTGGTATGTTATTAGCTCTATTAATTATTTATTTAATAATAATAATTACTTTATTAGTTTTACTTAAATATTTAGACCCAAGAAGAACAGCATTAAAACATAGTATCCTATTACTAATTATATTAATATTTTCACCTGTATTAGCAATTTCTTATAATTTATATAAACCTTATTTAATATCAGCTTTATTGGCAGTAATTTTAGTAGGATATTTAGCTTATTTTTTTACTATGACTTATCCACAATTAATTACTCCAATGTTTAATACTATAACTCTTTATATATTAATTGGTCTAGTAATTATAAATTTTGTTGGATTATTTTTTGTTAGAGATATGACAACATTATATTATTTTCTAATTGGAATGAGTATTGCCTTTTTAATAGCATTCACATTAAGATTATTAGTCTATAATAAAAATATTAAAGATAATAGTGAAAAATGTAATATTGAAAATGCATATCCAGATTATACATATGAAAGTAGTCGTTTATTTATAGTTTTTATCAATATGATTCAAGATGTAGCTAGAATATTTTTTTTAAGAAGAAATAAAAAAACATTTTTAAAAATTAAAAAATAAAAAAGTAATTTATTAAAAAAAAAGTGGGCTTTCGCCCTCATCGTCATCATCATGCACCTCCAAAGAGGGACACGATGGGTTGAAGCACTCAGTCCCATGGGGACCTGCCGAACAACCACAATCAGCACAAGGCTGATCTGGAAACACAAGAGGCACAGACGGAGTCGGCATCTTGAACATAATATATGTTGTTAATGACAAAATAATCAATTTTAGTCATATTTTATTTTTTTTCCAAATTATTATTTATTAGAAAATATTACTTATCTAGTTATCTAGTTATTTTTTCCCTATTTTATTCTTGTTATACATCAATAAAATGGTTATTATTGGTTCCCGTGCGGATGTATATGAAGGTAGAGCAGATAAAACTGCAGGTGGTCTTACTAAAACTGATATAATTTGTAAAATAATGGCGGGTAAAAAACTATATATTTCCCAAAAAATAAGTAATCGTATGCGAGACCTTATGAAAAATAAAACTAGAAAACCAATTATTAAACAATCTTCTATATCAAATTCTAAAAATATATCTAGTAATTGTATTTCTAATGAAAAAACCAAAAAAGCAGTAAAATTTAATTTAGAAGCGAATGAAATAAGACAATTTCGTTATGAAGAACTAAATGGACAAGATATTGAACAATTACAAAAAGAAATGGAAGAAGAAAATGATGATGATGATACATCAAATAACCAACCAAAAGAATTTACAATCCAAGAAATAGATGACCAACAACTAGATAAGGATTTAAAAAAATTATTATAATAAAAAACTAATTCAGTATTTTAATTATTTATCTAGTAATAATTTGTATTTATCTTTAATTTTTTTGTTATATTCATTTTCACTATCATAAAATATTTCTATAGTATCAAAACATCTACAATTCATAATATTATTAGTTATTTTTTGATTATTTGATTGTTCTTGACGCATATAATTATATGGGTGATAATGATTAATTATATTAGCAAGATTAATATTATTACCATTCATAGCATGATAAAAATATCTTATTGCATAAATAATGCCAATTTGTTCTATATAAGGTGCTAGGTCCCAATTTTGAAATTTGTAAGAGTATTCTAAAAACTGGTCGGAAATGATAAAATTATGGTATATTTTTATTAATTTATTTATGTCTTCAAGATATTTTTCTTTAGAATATCTTTTTAATTGTGATTGAATTTTTGCAAGAATTGGTATAGTATTATAGTATAATCCCATTAAATACATGCTACAATCAGTAAATTTTACCATATCTAATTTAGAATTATGAATATTTAATAATTTAATTATTCTTTCAACTAGAGTATCCCCGTTAATATTAATGTAATCTTGATTATCAACTTTAATATTTGAAATTATTTTAGGTATTGATTTATCTAGTAATTTGTTAGATAAAGCAATTTGATATAATGTATTAATAATCTTTCGATAATCATTATCTATAATAGATTCTTTGATATTTTCAGGTATGTTTAAATGTTCTATATTACATATTTTATTAATTAATGAGAGAGCATCACTCTTTAATGGAGGTGATAATTTGATTACAACAGAATATTTTAATAATTGTTGTAATTTACTATCTTTAATGGTATTACAAGTTGCAATTACTGGGAATTTATAAGGAAATTTTGGATATTCAAGATTATCATTTTCCAAAATGTTGTCATTTGTTGTTGTTTGTGTTTTATGTGTTGTTGTTAATTTTTTAGGAGATTTCTTATGTTCAAAAGAAATTAAATTAACAAATTCATTAATACCTCCAATATCACCACCTAACATGCCATCAATTTCATCCATAATAAGACCTACAGATTTCTTATTTTTTAAATCATTAACACTAAACAAGGATATTTTTCCGATTAATTCTTTTATTTGTTTTTTATTGCGAACATCACTAGCATTAATTTCGATAATATCATATTTATATTTTTTGAATATTAAATGAGCTAATGTTGTTTTACCTATACCTGCTGTTCCATATAATAATAATACTGGTTTATATACTTCTTGAGTGTGATTTACAAAACTATCTATCCATTCATTAATTATTTTCAATTGACTTTTTGTAATATAATAATCTGTAAATTTAGTAGGTCGATATTTTTCAGTCCATAATGATGATGTATTTAATTCTGTAGATATATTTTCATGTTCAATAATTGAATTATTATATTTAACTTGTAATTCATCATTTGTATCCCATAATTGAATTGATTTATTAATAAATTTAATATCTGTATTTTGTGATAATTTTGAATTCATAATAAAAAATCAAAACTTTTAAATTATTGTATTTGAGTTTATTTTAAATTTAAATTCTGCATTTTCAATTTTTAATGTTTCGCCTAATAAAATTATTTCTTCAAATGAAATTCCAATATTATTATTTGAATTTGGATTATATATACAAATATTATGTTCATCATTGTAATAATTAGAACTTGATATTTTAAATTGTTGCCATGGTAAATAATTATAGTATATCAAATGTATTCCTCCTTTAGCTATTTTATAAATTTTAATAGAATTATCATCATGTTTTATATTATGTTCTATATTATGTTCTTGATATTGATTTAAAAATGAAAAATAATTTCGTTTATTAGTTATCCAAAAAAATAAAGCGGAACCTGGACTACAAATTTCATCTATACAAAACCATTGTCTATTTTTTAAAACTTCTTCAATATCTAATATATTTTGACATAATATTTTAGAATAAGCTGATTTTTGACAAAATTCTTTCCATATATCTAGTGAATATGGAGGAGTTTTAAGTATTGATAATTCAAGTTTTTGATTTTCCATCATAATAAATATTTTCTTACATAAATTATGTAGTAAATCCTCGGATAAAGAATTAATAATAGTCTTCCATTCATGTTTTACATTAGAAGATTTATAAGTAGAATTAGTATAATCTATTACAAAAGATGATTTATTATTTATTCTTGAGAAAGCAAAATCGGCTATCATTGTAATCCATCTAACAGGATAACATCCATTAGTATCTAGTGTATAAATGTCTAAATCTTGATTACATTCTTCAATATTTATATGTTTTAATTTATGTTGATAACTAGAATATAAGGGATTATTTTTATTTATTTTTATTAATTTGATACAATTATAATCATTATATTTATTATAATTAAGTAGGTCAGCTAGATAAGGTAATGGATGAGATAAAAAATTATATTTTTGTATTTCATTTCTAATAAAAGATGAATAAAATTTTACACAAGGTATTTTATCTTTACTAGATAAATCTGTAATTGTAGTATAATCTGCTTTAAATAATAAATTGGAATATTTTAATTGTTCCCAGATAAATTTATAAGTTGTAATTGTGATAGGTGTAAATGATTCTACTAAATAATTTATTAAGGCTTTTCTTTTTTGTATAGTAGCTAATTTATCAAGTATATCACTAGACATAATTAAGAATATATTATTTAATATTATATTATTATTATTATTATTGTTTGAAATATATTAATTTTTTATATTGAAAATGTGTTATATTTATTAATATTTAATGAAATAATAAACTAAATTTATTATAACCCTTTAATATAAAAAAAGTTTTATAAAGTAAGAAATCTAGTATCATACACAATTAAAATTATCAAATTAGCCAATAAAATTTACAAATAAATAAATTTTTGATTTCTATAAACGGTAAATATGGATTTAAAAAACATAAAATTAAAATATAAAGAATGGGTAGTGGTACATTAATAGAACTTATTGCTCGTGGAAAACAAGATGTTCAATTGACTGGAAATCCACAAATTTCATATTTTAAAAGTGTATATCATAGACATACTAATTTTGCTGTTGAACCTATTAAAAATCATTTTAATGAAACTCCTGATTTTGGTAAAAAAACTACGTGTTTTATTGATAAAAGGGGTGATTTACTAAGTTCTTTATATTTAGAAATTGAATTACCAGCATTAGCACCATCTGTAAGCTGGGTAAATGGAATTGGCAATCAGATAATTAAAAGTGTGGAATTGCAAATTGGAGGTGAAACAATAGACCAAATATCGGGATATATGTTAGATGTATATAATGAAATGTTAGTTTCATACAGTATCAAACCTAGTTATTATAGTATGATAGGTAAGAAATTTACATATGGAATTAATTCACAAACGGACACCCAATTACTGTATGTTCCATTACCATTTTGGTTTTGTAGAGATATAAGTAGAAGTCTTCCTCTAATTAATTTGGGTTATATGGATGTTTCAGTAATTGTAGAATTATTACCATTTACTGATTGTTGGTATAAAAAAAGTGGTGCTGCGGAACCAACTAATATACATGTATCTAGTATGAAACTATTATGTAATTATATTTACCTAGATGTATATGAAAGACGAAAATTACTTGCAACACCCAAATTAGAATATTTAATAGAACAATTTCAAGAACCACCAATTATGGGAATTACTTCAAATCAATCTAGTTTCACACATACAATTTTTCTTAATCATCCAGTAAAAGAATTTATATGGTTTTATCAAGCTGATTATTTTGATAATTTAAATGATACAAATAATTATGCTAATGCTCTTAATCCTGGAACAATAAATGAAGTTTTAGTTGAACCAATAACAACTGTAGAATTAAAATTTAATGGTAATGACCGATTTAATATTTTGGGTGCTAAATATTTTAGAACTGTTCAACCATATCAACATCATACATCTAGTCCAGATAATTATGTCTATCTTTTTAGTTTTGCAATTAATCCTGAAATAAATCAACCCAGTGGCACATGTAATTTTAGTAAAATTGATGATGTACGACTTAATCTAGGTTTAACTAGTAATATTCTAGCAGGTAATATTAAATGTCTAGCTGTAAATTACAATATGATAAGAATTGAAAATGGTATGGCTGGTGTTTTATATAGTAGCTAATTATACCTTAATTTAAACAATTATTAATATAAATTTATAAATTAATGAGTTGTTTAACTATTTTTAATAATGAATTAAATAGTTATTATGAAACATTTCAACATATAAAATATAAAGATGAATTTCTAAAATTATATAACGATAACGATAATGAACAATCTAAAATTTTAGACTATATAATTAAATTATAACGAAACATATTTAAACACAAAAGGAAAAAGAAAAAGATATAAGAAACAAATTAAAAGAGGTAGAGTTAAAAATGAAATAGTTTATAGCTTAAATTATATGTTATCTAAGTTAAATTATAAATTTAAACCTAAACCCAATATTTTTATACCTTTGAATTTATGGTTTTCTAAACAAAATAGTTTGTCTTTACCATTAATAGAATTACAACTTGATAGATTTGTAAAAGTAATAGAAAGTGGTAGTAGTAATGAAATTTAACTATTTGATACTAATTTAATACTAATTTTATTTGCAAACCTTTTTAATAAATTCATTAGCTATTCTAGTAATTTGTTGTTTTTCACTTTGAGATTTCCTATTGTAAAATGAAACTTGGGCTGCCATTCTATAATTCTTCTTTAATATCTCAGCAATATCATCCACTTTATTCCAATAAAGAGCATCCCAAATAATTTGCCAGTCCGTTGAATTTGTAGTATCATCACTAGATGGTGGTTTATCTTCTTTATTCATTTTTTTACTTTTTTTGGATTTCCCAGTTTTAAAATTACTCATTTTCAAAATATAATTACTACTGCTAAAATATGGTTTTGTAGTTGCATATTTTGGAAAACAATACTGACTCATTATATAAACATTCCCATACATAACCCAATCCCAACTATCTAAATACATTTCATTGAACCATTTATATACTTCTTCTGGATTTACTTTACACATATACATCATACTACCAATAACCATTAATCTTTCAATATGATGATTATATCCATTTTGAATTGTTCTCATTAAAATGGTGTCAAGCGGTAATAACTCTGTAGATGCACTATACCAACTTGAACCTAATTTATTTGTGTGAGACGAATTTTTAATTTTTAACATGGTAGTTGGATTTGCTAAAGCATATAAATATAAAGCTCTCATATATTCTCTCCAGCCTAAAACTTGAGCGATAAATCCCTCCACACTTGCAATAGGATGATGTTTATAATTGTTAAGAACAGACTTAATTACATCATCTGGCTGTATTAATCCAATATTCAAACCACCACTTATTACACTATGATAGTTGGTTGAACCGCCTTCCACTTCGCTGGAACAAAGGGCATCTTCATAAGGACCAAACTTATCTAATTTTTCCTTAATAAAGGTATTCATTATTTTTACATATTCATTCCTTTTAGTTGGAAATAATATTGATACATGTTTTAAATTTGTAGCATTTGGTTTTGTAATTTTGGTTTCTTTTGTTGTTGCTGCTGTTGCTGCTGTTGCTGCTGTTGCTGCTGTTGCTGCTGTTGCTGCTGTTGCTGCTGTTGCTGCTTCTGTTTTATTAATACTGTTTATCGCTAGAGCATCTGGGAAATCTTTTGAAACACTTAATACTACATTTTCTGGAATTGAAAATGATGGAGAAGCTGGAATATCATTTAGTTCTTTATCTGGTATTTTTAATCTGTTTTCAGTATCATATCTTACTGTTCCTCCAATTGGTTCTCCTGATTTTGTCATTAAAATATTAAATTTTTTTCTCATATCTGCATAAAAAGTATAATTTTTAAATGGTGGTTTTCCTAACATTTCTAATGCTTCTTCATCACTTAAAAGCCAATTTGGATTTTTATGATAGTTTATATTTAATTTCGAAAAGAACTTTTTTATAGTTTTATCTAGATATAAATCATTAGTATGATAAATATCAATTGATGAGCTAGATGATATTGCTAGTTTAGCTATTTGTTTAATTTGAGTTATCCATGATTTATGTTCTATATAATTAATTTTTTTTTTAGAGATGCCATTTGATATTAATTCATCTTGAAAATTATACATAGAACTTCTCAAAAATAAAAGTCGTTTAATATGGAAATTTGGAACAGGAGCAAATTCACCACCAAATCCGATATCATGTTCTATTAAGTAAATAGTTGAATATTGTTTCCAGAAATCACTGGGTTGTGTAAATAATTGATTAGGGAAAATAAGAAATATTTTGCTGCTAGATGACATTTTAAATTTTGTTTAGATGTTTAATTAAAATATAATATATGTAATTTTTGTTAAAATTAATAATTTAATATCTGAGAAATATTATCTGTATTGTTGTTAAGAATGGTAGTCCGTCATAAATACAGTAGAAAAGAAACTAAAAAAAGTCAAAAAAAGAAAACTAAAAAACTACTAGACCATACTTCTAATCTTAGGAAAGAAAATTCAAATGACTTCACTAATTTAAATTTGGAATATCCGTATTACGAGCTTATTTATACTCCAACAATATCTAGATGCAATTATCTAGCATTCAAAGTTAAAAATAAAATAGTATCTACTAAATCGGGACAAAAAATAATTATTGATAATTGGAATGATAATTTAGAATTAAATCAACTTACTGATGTATTTACTGAAAAATGTCGTGTTAGATGTACTTTTTTAAATAATCCATCGCCGTTGGAATATTGGACTAAAATTAAAAAAGATATTTTAGCTAAAAATTCAAAGAATAAAAATGATTTAAATTTGAAAATCATAGAATTAAGAGAAATAATGTATAAAAATATCCGTCTTTGTAATAATTTTCGTATTAGTCTAGTATTAACAATTTTGAAAATGTTTAATGCTAAAAGATGGTTGGATATTTCAGCTGGTTGGGGTGATAGATTAATTGGAGCTATATTATATCCATCTTTGGAATATTATTGTGGTGTTGATCCTAATCCATGTGTTCAAGAAGGCTATAAAAAAATATTAGATTTCTTTTTTAGTAATAATAAAGTAAAAAGAAATAAATATAATCTAATTCAAGATGGATTTGAAAATGCAAAACTACCAATTAGTAAGACATTTAATCTAGTATTTAGTAGTCCTCCATTTTTTAATTTAGAAACTTATAGTAATGCTAGTTCAAATTCTTTATTAACATTTACTACTGAAGATAAATGGCTTAATGGTTTCTTATTGCCATCTATAAAAAAGGCATCTAGTGTTTTAGAAAAAGGTGGACATCTTATCTTATATCAAGCCGAAAGTAAAAAAACAAATTATATTCCAAAAATGCTAGAGGGAGTTGCAAAATTAGTTCCTGAATTAACATATAAAGGTAAAATGTTTTATAAGGATGTTGGTAATAAATCAAATTTACGAGATTTTTATATTTGGAAATTATAAATCAACTTTCCCCCATACAGTCAGCTCTTGATATTACGATTGTGATCTAGCTCCCAATGAACACGGTATGCTAGCATACCGTCGAACACCTAATACCGCTTATTCATGATAATAACCAGCCAATATAGGATATGATTATTATAAAACCATGTATTAAATTATGTTATATTTTTTGGATTTTTAAGTTATTTTATTATTATTTCCACTATATTTAAAATTAACTGTCTCCTATATAAGTGTTCGTTATATCAAATTTCAAATGTAAATTACAAAAAAACTCTATTTCTAGCAAATACAAAGATTATATTTTATAAAATTGTTTTATTTAAAGATAACAAATAAACTATTACTACTTTAATAAATATTTATAATTTGAAAATCTGTCGTTAAATTTTTGAAATGACAGAAAATACATTTACAAATGGTCTTATTGCATCCTTTTATCAATATATTAATGAAAAATTTATAGATTTTAAAGCTGTTGTTCTTTCAAAAACCGAGGAATATCCACTTGGAATAGATATTTCTAATAATGAAGTTTATATGACTTTTATTAAATATTTTCTATATGCTCTTTTACGAGAGAAAGGTATTCGCCGTAAAATAATTCAAAGTGAGATACGAGATGAAAATCAACCTCCTATTGTATTGCTTTATTATAAGCTACCAAATATTAAATATAATGACCCAATAGTTCAAATTTGCCGCCATATGGTATTAGATACTGCTAATATGGCAATTATTTCATTAGGACTTCCTCGTAGTTCAACATTTGATAAGTTTTGTGAACATATCTCTGAGGATGCTTATTTTGAAGAATGTCCTGAAAGAACTATGATTATTTACAATCCATCATTAAATAACATATACAAATTAGTAAAATATTATTTATTAAACAATTTAGAGGATATTGAGGATATTGATGATATTAATGATAAAAATGGAAAAGATGATAAAGATGATAAAGATGATGGTGAAATTATTTATACTAAAACTTTAATTAAACTAGATTCTGGTATATCAACGCGGTCACTTATTGGAGGTCATTCAACATTTACAAGTGATATTATGTCTCTAGAAGAAATGTTTGAAGAAAATAATTTTAAACAGAATAATAATTTATCATTAATTCCAGATGACATTAAAAATTCTTATTGTCTTGTATTTAATTTAAGTCATCCTAAAAATTTTATTGTTCAAAAAAATACTAATATTTATCGAAATATGTTAGTAGCAGCATTTAAATTTAGGTCATATGACATTACTAACACACTTTGGACAAATTATGTTAAACAATTTGTAAGAACTGATAGCACCGAAGAACAATATAAATTAAATTTACAAGAAGCTATAACTAATATGTTTACAAATGCAGTTATTTGTGTGCCACTAGAAAATATTGTTTTAGATTTTAATAAATTTGGAGTAAATTTAAGTATTCCTAGAAGAATTGATATTAGTGCTCATTTATTTTATCCAGATATGAATTATCTTCCAGAAAGTTTTTATTATTTTGTTGAAAAATATCCAAAATTATATGAACTTTTTAAAGAATCGCCAGTTGGTATTATGTGCAAGACATTAACTGGATATAGAACAATACTTAATAATCACGATTATTTAAAATTATATGAACTTCGTGGAAATATACCAGTATATCCTCATTTGAATAATCAAAAAAATACTTATAATTTATTTAAAGTATTTTGGCAACTAAAATACTCAAAACAAAAATATTTAGAATATATTGAATATTTTGATAATACAGACAAGTTTTATTCAAATATTTTTAGTTATTTTCATTCAACATTATTAACATTAATTACCAAAACACAAAAAGTTTATTATAGAGCATATATTAAAAAAACATTAGACTGGAAAGAAATTCCATATGCATTAAAACCAATATGCAAGGAATTACACAATATTTATTTAAATACACGAATGCCAACAACAAATGAATCAATACAAAATTATTATTATTCTTTACAACCTAGCAAAGTATTTTGGCGTCTTTTTGCGGAATTATAAATTATAAAAAATATAAAAAAAAAAAAAAAAGAACACCAATTTAAAAAAAAAAAAAAAAATTTTTTTGTATAGTTATAAATGGGTAAAATTATAATAATACCATTTTTTTAAATTAACTGCTTTACAAATTATAATTCTGGATCATCTAGTAATTCAGATACTTTGTTTAACTGTTCTTGATTTTTGTTTCTTTGAGTTTTTGGTTTTTTAAAATTTAATTTAGTTGTTGTTTTAATTTTGGCTTTAGAACTAATTAGAGCCATAATTTTTTCAAACTCTTCAATATTATCAATAAAATATTCTTGTAAAGTTGCTATAATAGTATCCTTATTTAAAGAGGAAATAGTGTACTCTGTAGGTTTTATAATAGTACCTGTAGTATGTTCATTTAATTTAATTTCTCTAACATCATGTATTTTCATATAATTTAGCAAAATTTTAGATAATTCAGTTAATTTTTTTTTTTTAATTTTTAATTCAGTTTCCATATCTTTTATTTCTTGATCTAGTGATATACGAATTTGTAGAATATTATTTAATAAATCAATATTTTTTTCAGGTCTTACAAAATTATTAGTTTCAATATTTAATGATTGAATTTCACTTATATTATTTATATTTATATCATATTTATCATTGTTGTTATCTTCATTAATATTTTCATCATCATTTTTTATTGTGTTGTCTTCTAAAATTGGTGTTTCATCTAGATTTGATTGCTGTTCTTTAATATATATATCCATTTATTAATATTATTATTAACTTATTATTTTTTTATTAAAAATTGATTTATTTATATATATTTATCCTTTAAATTAGGAAAAATGCCGAATAAGAAAAAAATAGTAAAACAAACAGTTTTAAAATATAATAAAATTACTAGGCAATATATCCATAAAAAATTAGTATTTGATTTTATAAATGATATACATAGAGAATTTATTGAAAATTTAATAAAATCAAATACAATTTTACCAGAAGATTTAAAATTATTTATAAAATATTTAGATTTTGAATTAAAAAAAAAATTAATTATTGAAATTAATGATTATAATTTTAATATAATTACATAACTTATCATAATATCAAATATCAAATAATTTTGTATAATTATAATTAATTAATGATATAACAATTTATATAATTTTATTTTACTTGTTTTTAATTATTATTAGCAATTAAATATGCATTAGTAATAATCCAACTCACAAATAAGGATAACCAATCAATAAGCTGACAATATTATATTCAGTATTGTCTTTACATTGCAAAAAATCATATCTATATTTTATAATGTTTTTAAATTCTATGTCATAATATTTATAAATTAAAGGATTATCAGGATATGATTCTAATTTATCTAATTTAATTGGGAAATTATTGAAATTCCTTATTTTGTTATTATAACAATATAAAAATTTTATTGTATTTGGTAAATTGTCTAAACTACTAATTAAATTATTAGCACAATTTAATTCAGTTAATCCATATGGTAAATTATCTAAATTTATTATTTTGTTTTTAAAACAATCTAAGTTTGATAATCCATTAGGTAAATAATTTAATGTTATAATATTATTATCAGAACACTTTAAATTTTTTAATCCTATTGGTAAATTATCTAAATACTGAATTTTATTTGAATCACAAAATAATGTAATTAATCTATTAGGCAAATAATCTAAATTTTTAATTTTATTATTGTTGCAATTTATAAATTCTATTTTTTTTAAATTATATAATATATTAATATTTTCAAGAAAATTATCACTACAATCTAATTGCTCAAGTTCTTTTAATTTAATAATATTTGCCGGTAATTCTTTTAATCTTTTTGAACTAATATTTAGGATTTTAGTATCTAAAGAATAATATTTACCACATATACTAATATTCATAATTGGTATTACCAAATTACAGTTGATATTCGATATAATTAACACCTATATTGGTGGATTTATTTTATAAGCGGAATTAGGAGTTCGACAGTATTCTAGAATACCGTGTTCATTGGGAGCTAGCTCCCAATCGTTATATCGTTATATCTTTATATCGTTAATATCAAGAATTGCCTGTATTGTGTGTTAATAAATTTTAAATAAATCAATTTTATATAAAATACAGTCATAACAATATGGGTGTCATTTAATTTAAAAAATGGCATTAACTAAAAACTATTATTTATAATTTAATGAACAAACATAAAAAATTAAAAATATTATGAGTTAATAGAGTGGAAAAATTGAGAGTTGTAAAATTTGATTTTATTTAAATCACAATAAAAATTAAAATTATAAATTAAAGGATTATTTGGATAGCAAGATAAATCTTCTAATTCATTTGGTAAATTGTTAAAATTTTTTATTTTATTATTCCAACAATATATTTTTTTTAATTTATATGGTAAATTATCTAAACTAGTAATTTCATTATACCAACAATCTAGTATTGTTAATCCAAATGGTAAATTATCTAGTGTTTCTATATTACTCATATTATAAATTAAAGTTTGTAATCCTATTGGTAATAAATCTAATTTTGAAATATTATTTTTAGAACAATTTAAATTTATTAACCCATTTGGTAAATAATCTAAAGTTGTAATCTTATTAACAAAACAAAGTAAAATATTTAAACTAATTGGTAAATAATCTAAAAATTCAATTTCATTAAAACTGCAATTTAATAATTTGAGTTTATTTAAATGACATAATATATCAATGTTTTTTAAATTATTTTTACTACAGTTTAAATTTTCAAGTTCTGTTAATTTAATAATATTTACTGGTAATTCAGTTAATCTTTTTTTACTAATATCTAATTCTTTTGTATCTAAAGGATAATATTTTCCACATATTTCAATTGTTTGATTCATAGAATTTATTTTAATATAATAAAAAATATATATAATTATAATCAATTTTATGAAACAAAAATAGTAAAAATTACTTTAAAATTACTTAAAATTAATTTAATTGTTTATATTTACAGATGATATTTGATAAAGATTGGGTTCTAACTCACAATGGACATGGTAAGCGAGCTTACCATCGAACAACTATATTGGTGGATTTTATTTATAAACGGAATTGGGTATTCGTTCGTTATATCAAGAGCTGACTTTAGTAAATAATAGTCATTAAGGCAAAATCATATCTGCTGGTTTCCAATATTCTGTATAATCACCAATTGTTCTCTTAATAATTAATGGCATTCTTCGTTGTTTTAATTCCTCTTCTGCTATTGCGACTTCATTCATACCTGGTTCAACAGTAATAAGAGGACTAGCACCATAGGCTATTTGCGTTGCACGTTTTCCTATTAATAAGGATCGTTCATAGATTGTAATAATTGGACGAGAAGTATTTTTAGAAATATCATATTTTGATAAAATATAGCGATAATCATTATCTAGAATACTACTAGTAATATCTTGACCAATAGTATTAGTATTAACTACATCAACTTTAGTATTTTCAGATGATAATTTACTAGATGGGGATAATTGTGATGAAACTTTCTTAACAACTTTCTTCTTTACTTTATCCATAATATGCTTATTTCTATAATTATCATACATTTAAGTTAATAAATTCAATTTTATATTTTTTAATAATGTAATATGATTTATAAATATTGAATTAAATTTATGTGAATTTAATTAATACCACTATATTTGCACCAAGAAGAATATAATTCATCCATTTTATTTTTTGATTTAGCTAACATTGATTTACAATTTAATTTTTCCTTATACTCTTTTGAATATTTATTACATCCAATTACAGTATTTGATAACTCATAATAATTTGCAGTATTAGTAATTAGATTCTCAATATATATTATTAATTCTTCTATTACTTTTTTGGGTATTTTTATAGATTTATTATTATTATTCAATTCCAAATTATTTACAAATTTAGTCAATTTACCTAGTAATTCAGCGTTCGCAACAAAACCAGAACCAATAATATAAAAATCTGTATTTGAATTTATAGAAGATATTGGTTTATAAATAGCGACTTCTTTAAAAAATTGCATATAATTATAAATTAATTCATATACATAATTAATATTAGATTCTATTGTTTCATTATCATTGTTAATATTCACACCATAGCATCTAGTAATACATCTTCCACCATTACTTAAACTATTAGCTATCAATAATAATTGAGTATAATCCATTTTTTGTAAATATAAATCTTTATGAGTTTCATCATTGTAATTCAAACCATTGCTAGTTGAAATTATTATATCAGTCTTAGTTTTCTTTGCGAATTCAGCAACCTCCATATAAGTCTGTATAATATTATCTTTACCAATAATCCACTTATTAGAATTACTAGAATTATATAAATTTTCACCATAGTAATTATGGGCATACCAATTATAATCCATTTTATGTTTAGTTAAATGATAATTGATAGAATTAATATTAGTGTAATCATTAGAACAAGCAAATAGAATATTAGGTGAATAAGAATTAGATGATGGGAATAGTAAATTATGGTATTTATGCAAAATCTCTAGCAAATCTGTATTAATTGGCATTGGTATTGGTATAGATTGACTTTTAAATTTAGATACTAGATAAGATGGTAATTTTGAATATGTATTTATAGTATCTAAAATAGAACTTATGTCAGTAGGATAATATTCTTTAATAAGAGCCTTAAATGTTGCTAGGACATTGTTTAAATTATTTAATATTGGTGTAAAATTATTATTTTTATTTTGGATACTACTTCTAGTAGTTGATAATTTATCTAGTGATAATAATGCTGTATATGGTTGTTTAAATGTTAGTAATTGTTGTAAATTGTCATTTTGGTAATCTAGTAAGAATTTGGTTATATTTGTATCAAATGGGATATTGTATTTAATTATATTATTTATCATATTATAAATGTAATTGTTATTATATTTTAGTATAAATTCAGCCTGTAATATTTTAGTTCTAGTATTATTGAATTTAAGTATTTGAAGATTAATATTATTA